AGAAGTTTAGGCATAAAAAAAAGATTGTCAGCAAAAAAAAGAAACAACCCTAATACTCCTAACAATTTATCTCGCAAAAGATGGAAGTGTGTAGGAGCTAAGTCTAAAAAATAAGTATTAAAATATTACTATATTTGTAAAATACAAAAAACAATTATTATGGCACAAGGATACAACTCTCGTCTAGATGAATCAATCGGAGCGAGAAACGGAAAAAAATCTCAATCTATGAAATCTCGTAGAGACGAGTCAAAAGCAATGTCTAAAAAAGATTATGGGCATTCTTATGGAGCTGACAAAGGAATGTCTTACAGACATGATCACCCAGGACATGTTAAAGGGGTTAAAAAACACTTAACAGGTTTAATAAAAAAATAAATGGCAAAGAAAAAAGCATTTCCTGCTATTAAAAAAAAGAATGAGGGAAAATTTTCTTCATGGGCTAAAAAAAATGGGTTTTCGGACACATGTAAGGCTGCATCAGCAGTAATGAAAAGCCCAAAGAAATACTCTCAAACTATAGTAAAGCAGGCTAATTATGCTAATAACTTTGGCTGTTCAACAAAAAAGAAATAAATGGGAAAAGCTTTTGTAAAATTAGGTCTTTGGATGCAAAGAGTATGGTGTGAATTTCAATGTAAATGGAATTCATTTATTCTGTCTTTGTCTTATAAAAATATTGATAAATGTCCAAACAAGTTATGTGCTTGTAAAGAAAAATAAAACTTAAAATGAAATCAAAAGGCTTAGGAGATACAATTGAAAAAGTAACGAAAGCAACTGGGATAAAAAAAGTAGTTGAAACCGTAAGCAAGGCAACAGGGAAACCTTGTGGATGTAATCAAAGACGTGATAGTTTAAACAGAATGTTCCCTTATAATAAATAAAAAATGGCTTATACAAAATTACAAGCAGGTAGAGCTGCACTAGTTACTCCAAGTGACACAACCAATATTCCAAGTGTTACCGGAGGTACTAATAATGGATGTGCTTTATATATAGGTCTTCCAGGAAATATTAGAGTAAAAACTGTAGGAGGTGACGATGTTATCTTTACAGGAGTTTATGCAGGACAATTTTTTCCTGTAAATGTTTTGCAAGTTTATAATACAGGAACTACCGCAGGAGAAATCATAGCGCTATGGTAGGATATACGCAAGATAATAGTGCATTATTAGACTTAGAAGTGAATTACGTACTTATAAGAAAATAATGACAATGCAGGATACAAAAATATACGTTATAAATTTCTTAAGTCTAGCTGTGTCATTCACTCATGTTGAAATGGCTTTAAAATTAATTCTATTAACAGCTTCTATAATATATACGGCTCAAAGAATATGGATTAATCATAATGAAAAGAAAAATAAATAAAATTATTATTCATTGCTCTGCAACTAGACCTTCGCANGATATAGATGCTAAGGAGGTTGACAGATGGCATAAAAAACGAGGGTGGTCAGGGATTGGCTACCATTTTTTTATTAAAAGAGGTGGCTTAATTGAAATAGGCAGATCATTAGAAAAACAAGGCGCTCACACAAAAGGACTGAATAAAAATTCTATAGGCATATGTTACGCAGGTGGAGTTAAAGAAGAAAGAGGAGCAGACGGAAAGTGGGATGCAGAAGACAATAGAACTAGCGAACAGATTGCTAGTTTACTTACCTTACTTAGATTACTAAAAAAAATTTTTCCAGAAGCAACAATACATGGTCATCGAGAGTTTGCGGCTAAATCTTGCCCTTGCTTTGATGCGTCTAAAGAATACAACGGATTATGAAAAAATTATGGCAATGGCTTAGCGGAAATGTAATAAAAGAAGTTGGTCAGGTATTAGACGAGCTTATAACTACTGATGAAGAAAGATTAGAAGCAAAAGAAAAAATAGTAAAAATTTTAGAACAAGCTGATAAAGAAGCACAACAAGAAGTTAGTGAACGTTGGAAATATGACATGCAGAGTGATTCTGTATTGTCAAAAAACATACGTCCAATGGTACTTATATATTTAACAGTAATATTTACTGCATTATGTTTTACAGACGGTAACATTGGAAGCTTTACAATATCGAAAGAATACATTCCCATTTTTCAAACATTACTTGTTACCGTATATGGAGCTTATTTTGTTGGGAGAAGTTGGGAGAAAGCTTCAAAGAAAACTAAAGAATAATTCATACCTTTGCATAATAACCTTAATTTAATATAATGAAAAATTTAGAAAAAACAGAATTAGTAAAATTACAAACTTTAAATTCAGATTTTGTAACATTAAAAACTCAATTGGGTGATTTAGAATTACAAAAACATTTAATTATAGATCAAGTAAAAGAGGTGAGATCTCAATTTGCAAAACTTGAAAATGAGTTTATAGAAAAATATGGTGACAACACTACTATTAATCTACAAACAGGTGAAATAAAAGAAAAAGAAAAAGAATAAAATGGCAAAAATCAACAATACTTTATCGTACCCAGGTCAATCTCCGATTGAAGGGGCAGACTATTTAATTGGAACAGCAGCTAACTCTAGCCCAATTAGTCTTCAAACAAAAACATTTACAATACAAGGTATTGCTGATTTCGTTATAGACGCAGCATTTGATGGTGTGTCATACAGGCTTCCTATTTTTACTGCTGCAACAGCAGGAGTGGAATCTGTAAAATTAGTAAATTCATTATTTTATCAAGATACGGCTTCGATAGGTGGAAAAGTCAGCGAAGTACTTGGAACAACTGTATATCTAGATAATGGTTCAGGAGTTGGTAACTTAATTGTTGCTGAAAATGTAACTATTGGAAAACAAACAATTGCAAATGGATTAGTAAATGTAAACGGAGGAATTTATTTTGCCTCTGAAGTTTATGACGCTAATAATGCTATTGGTACAGGAGAACAGGTTTTAGTTTCTCAAACCGATGGTACTGTCGAATGGCAGAACTACCAAGGTTCTGGACTAGAATTTCAAGGAGCATGGGATGCAGACTTGAATTCACCTGATTTATTTAGTGTTCCTTTAGTTCCTGCAAATACAGGTAAATATTGGATAGTATCTGTAGCAGGTTCTGTTCCTTTAGACACACAGGGTGGTGGAACAATTACTGATTGGGAAGTTGGAGATTGGGCTATTATTTCTGAAGATTTAAACGATAACATATTTTGGGATAAGATTGATAACTCTTCTGTACTAACAGGTCAGGGTACTCCAGGAAACTTAGCTATATGGGTAACAGATAGTGAGCTAGGAGATGCTCAAGTAAAAGTAGGTGTAGGTGATAAGTCTTTAATATTTAATGACCTAACTGCTAACCTTGCAGATGGAGACGCAGCTAATGCAATGGGTACAGGTACATCCGCAAGTGGACAATATTCCACAGCTATGGGTAACGGAACACAAGCTATTGGAGAAGCATCTACAGCAATGGGGACTGAAACAACAGCAAGTGGTGACCAATCTACCTCAATGGGGGAACTCACAACAGCAAGTGGAAATTTTTCTACAGCAATGGGAAATGGCACAGAAGCAAGCGGATTATATTCAGTTGCAATGGGAGTTAGCACAATAGCAAGTGCTTCACGCTCTACAGCAATAGGAAGTAACACAGAAGCAAGTAGTGTTACTTCTACAGCAATGGGAAGTGACACAGTATCAAGTGGTCTTGTTTCTACATCAATGGGAGTTAGCACAGTAGCAAGTGGAGATTTTTCTACAGCAATGGGAAGTAGCACAGTAGCAAGTGGAGATTATTCTACATCAATGGGAGCTAACACAACAGCACTAGGAGATTATTCTTTAGCTACAGGTAGTGGCACAACAGCAAGTAGTACTATGTCCACAGCAATGGGACAAAATACAGTAGCAAGTGGAACTTTCTCTACAGCAATTGGAAATGGCACAGAGGCAAGTGGAACTGATTCTACATCAATGGGACAAAGCACAGAAGCAGGTGGAGAAGGATCTACAGCAATGGGCAGACTCACAACAGCAAGTGCATTATCCTCTACGGCTATGGGAGAAAGCACAACAGCAAGCGGTAATTCTTCTACAGCAACAGGATGGAAGTCTACAGCAAGTGGATTTGCTTCTTTTTCAGGAGGAGGTTCAGGCCCAGGGAGTGATGACGGTGGTACTGCCACAAATAAGTCTTCTTTTGCTTTTGGAATACAAGCACTTGCTAATGGTCAAGGTGCGACATGTTTTGGTAGAAGTTCAACAGCAAGTGGACTTCAGTCTTTTGTAGGAGGAACAAATTCTGAAGCAAGCCAACCATATGCTTTTGCCTATGGACAAGCCGCAAAAGCAACTGGGGGGAGTTCATTATCAATAGGACTCGGTGCAGAAGCTAGTAACACTGGGGCGATTTCCTTGGGACAATCCACAACAGCATCAGGGCTTAGATCTGTGTCTATAGGACAAAACACAACAGCATCAGCAGAACAAAGTACATCAATTGGTCAAGCATCTGTAGCTTCAGGATTAAATTCTGTGGCTTTAGGAACTGCACAAGAAGCTTCAGGAGCAAATTCAATTGCTATTGGAGGATTATTAAATACAGCTTCAGGAACACAATCTATATCTATTGGTCAATCTAATGATACTACAGCATTTGAAAGTGTTGCAATAGGAGATGGGAATACATCTAGTGGAAATTATGCTACATTAATTGGATATCAAAATACAGCAGTTGGAACAGCTTCATTCTCATATGGGATTGGAACTGCAAACGTATTATCAGGAGATTATTCTAACGCATTCGGTGTACATTTAAGTACTACAGACTTTAAACAGACAGTTTTAGGTTCTTCTAATTTAAATGTAGGGCCAGGGAGTTTAACTACATGGGTTGCAACAGACAACTTATTAATAATAGGAAACGGAGAAGATAATGCCAATCGTTCTAATGCTTTAGAGATTAGAAAAGATGGTGAGCTTAAATTAAACACATACGGAACAGGTATTGTAACAGGTACAGCTACAAGACTTTTAGCAGTAGATGTAGATGGTAGAGTTATTGAAAGACCTTTAACCACTACAGGCAGTGGTACTTTAAATACAATTCCTTTGTGGACTCCAGATGGAGTTACACTTGGAGATAGTATGCTAAGCNAAGAAGCAACACCAAGTTATGATACTACAGTATCTCTTTTAGTAGACGGCACAATTGTTCAAAAAAATCTAGGTGGTTCAACTTATATAGGTNTAGAAGCAGGAATTAGTAATGTAAATCCTGGTGGAGGATTCTTAGGTGACTTTAACGTAGCTATCGGAGATAAAGCACTAAAATCTTTTACAAGTGGACTTGATGGTGTTAACCCAATCGCAGGAGAAAATGTAGCTATTGGTGGAAATTCATTATTTGCACTTACAAGTGGAACTGGCAACATAGCTATTGGTTCAGAAACTGCTCAAACACTAACAACAGGAAGAAATAACATAGCTATTGGTAAAAACTCATTATTGTATCTGTCGGATTTAACCGATAAAGCCGTAGGAAATATAGCTATTGGATTTGGAGCGTTAAGCGGAACTGTAGCTAATCAAATTAAAGGACAGGGAGCTATTGCTATAGGAAATACAGCTGCAGGTGATTCTATAGGAGAATATACAGATTCAGTTATTATCGGTAATGCAGCTGTAAAAGATGCGACTGCAGATTTTAAAGAAGGTGTAGCTATCGGAAAAAATGCTGGTAACTTTTTAGATTCTGCGACAACAAATATTAATGGTTCTGTTTTTATTGGAATGCAAGCAGGCCGAAACATAGGTCGAGCTACAACAAATCCAGCACTCTCTCAAGACGATATAGGTATTGGTAGAAATGCCTTTTTTGGTAGTGCAATAGGCTTTAGTAGCGCAGGTGCAAATATAGCTATTGGAACAGGAGCTAATGGAAACAATTCGACATTAGATGTAAAAGGTTCTATAATGATTGGTCATGGAGGAGGCTCTGGTAAAGCAGGTAGTTATGCCACAATAATAGGAACACAACTATCAGGAACAGGAAATGAAAGCTCAGGAGTAATGGGGGCTATCTTAGGAGGATATGCTCATAAGCAAAAAGCACCTCAAGGTGGTTGTATTTTAGGTAGGTCAAATACTGTTGAAACTGCTGCAACAAATTCAGTTGCTGTAGGTGGTTTTAACACAACTATAACAGGTGCTAATTCTATTGCCTTAGGTACTGGTTTAGATGTTGGCGCTAATCAAGTAGTTGTAGGAAAATACAATTTATCTGTTGGTAACGCAAAATTTGTAGTTGGAATAGGTACTGCAGTAGGAGCAGAAGCCAATGGNTTTGAGGTTTTAAACTCAGGTAAGCTAAGAGCAAGAGAATATGGAGCAGGTACATTTACAGATACTGCGGCTTATAACTTAAGTGTTAAAGGTAATGGTGAAATAATAGAAACTCCAACATTACCATCTGTTTCAGACAATTATCCAGATGATGCAGCAGCAGCAGCAGCAGGTATTGGGGTGGGTAATTACTATCATACAAATGGAGTGGTTAAAATAAACATAACCCCATAATATAAGTAAAATTTAATATAATGGATATAAGAAAAATATCTGTAGGTGCAGATTATAAGTCTAGTGCTATGCATTACATTCTAAATCAGGAGATTTTAAATGGAAATTATTGTATACATTTGATAAAGCATATTGAAGAAAATAATTCCATAAAAATATGGATTGAAAATAAAAAAGCAGAAGTTTTTCTTTGGAAAGAGTTTAATTCTAATATGCCAATATCAATTGAATATAATATAAATTTTGAATGAAATCACCTTTTTATTTCATTGTAAAGCCAAGCAATGACAAAAGATATGATAATACTAAAAAGATTGGAAATGTTAACTTTATAACGAGTACATCTAAAGAAGATCATACCTCATCAAATAGATACGCAATAGTTGTTGAAACACCTATAGGCTATTTAGGCCCTATAAAAACAGGGGACACTCTTTTAGTTCATCATAATGTTTTTAAATATTATAATGACATGAAGGGAAAAGAAAGAAGTGGAAAGAGTTTTTTTAAGGATAATTTATTTTTTATTGATTACGATCAATTTTTTATGTTTAAAAATAAAGACACTTGGTCATGCCACTCAAAATACTGCATGGTAAAACCTTTACCTAAAAAAAACAATTACCTTAAAACACATCAAGACGAAGAACCATTAATGGGCTTAGTTAAGTATACTAATGAATACTTAATTAGTAAAGGCGTTAATAAAGGTGATAAAGTTTCTTTTCAGCCAGATAGTGAATATGAATTTAATATAGATGGTGAAAAACTATATAGAATGTTTGATAAAAATATAACAATGGTTTTATGAATGTAAGCTTATATGAAAATGTAATAAAAGATATTGATAGTTATGTTTGTGATGTAATTAACAAAGGTTTTGAAAATATTCAAATTGGTGAAGATTTATTTAAAAATGTTAGACAAAGGGGTGAAGATGAGTTGGTTCGTTTTCTTTTGGAAAAATACCCTAATTTTTATTCATCTTTAAATTTTGTAAGAAAATCTCCTGAACATCAAATAGAACCTAATTTTATTCATACAGATGAAATGATGGGTGATTTGACTGCAATTCTTTATTTAAACTATAANCCACCAAAAGAAGATGGAACTACTTTATATTATAAAGGAGAAAAAAGTTGTATATTAAAATCAAAACTAAATAGGTTAATTGTTTTTCCTTCTTATTTAGAACATTCAAGAAACATTTTTGGAAACTTTGGTGATGAAGANAATGAATCAAGATTAATACATGTTTGTTTTTTAAAAGAAAATATTACCTATGAACAATATTGAATTAAAATTAGAAATAATTAAAGCAGGTAAAAAAGCTGTAAAAGAGCTTATAAAAGTTGCTAACGAAGGTATATTAAAAAAAGACCTAGATGGATTAGCCCCTGATATTGCAGCAGATAGATTAAAGAATGCAGCTGCCTCTAAAAAGCTAGCTATATTTGATGCTTTTGAAATTTTATCTAAGATTGAAGAAGAAAATAGTATGATTAATACAGATAACATAGAAACAAAAGCAGCGCTATTTAAGGGCTTTGCAGAAGGTAGGTCAAAATAATGTATACACAAACTTTATATAAAATACTTGAAAATGTTATACCTGAAAAGGTATTAAATTCTTATAATAAAAAGAAAGCATGGAAGTATGGATATAATAAAGAATATGATATTGTTGTTATTTCAAAAGACGGCACAATTGGTGATGTATATGAAATACAAAAATTAAGAATAGCCTTACCAAAAGAAAAAGATGTTCATAGTTTTAAAAATAATTATTGGGATAAATTAGAATATCCTAAAGAATTAAGCAAAATAAAGAATGTATTTGATTGGGATAAATATCCTGATACTTTTAAAGAAAAATGGTATGACTATATTGACAAAGAATTTGAAAGACGTGAAAAAGGTTTTTGGTTTAATAACAAAGGGGTTTCTACTTTTATTACTGGTTCTCACTACATGTACTTGTGCTGGACCAAAATTGATGTTGGGCAGCCAAACTTTAGGGAATCAAATAGATTATTCTACATATTCTGGGAAGCTTGCAAAGCAGACATACGGTCATATGGAATGTGTTATCTTAAGAACAGACGATCAGGCTTTTCGTTTATGTCCTCATCAGAACTCGTGCATGAAGCTACCACATCACGAGATTCACGTTTTGGAATATTGTCAAAAACTGGGTCGGATGCTAAGAAGATGTTTACCGATAAAGTCGTACCGATATCGCTCAACTACCCCTTCTTTTTCAAACCGATACAGGATGGTATGGACAGGCCCAAGACCGAACTTGCCTATAGAGTACCAGCCTCCAAGCTTACCAGAAAAAAGCTTGATGCCAATGAAGCCGCTACAGAACTTGAAGGNCTTGACACGACAATAGATTGGAAAAACACAGGGGACAACTCGTATGATGGGGAAAAATTAAAAATACTTGCTCATGATGAAAGTGGGAAATGGGAAAGACCTGACAACATACTAAATAATTGGAGAGTTACAAAAACATGTTTAAGACTAGGTTCTAGAATTATTGGAAAGTGTATGATGGGTAGCACATCTAACTCAATAGAAAAAGGTGGTGGCAACTTTAAAAAGTTATATGCAGATTCCGATGTGGGAAAAAGAAACAAAAATGGTCAAACTAAAAGCGGACTATATTCACTTTTCATCCCAATGGAATGGAATTATGAAGGGTTTATAGATGTTTATGGANACCCTGTATTTGATGAGCCAAAANAAGATTTAGAAGGGCCGTTTGGAGACATAATAGACGAAGGTGTTATTAATCATTGGAATAATGAAGTAGAAGGGTTNAAGTCGGATCCTGATGGATTAAATGAATACTATAGACAATTTCCTAGAACAGAATCTCATGCATTTAGAGATGAAAGCAAACAGTCATTGTTTAATTTGCAAAAAATTTATCAGCAGATAGATTACAATGATTCTTTAATAAAAGATAGGTTTGTTACAAGAGGTTCTTTTAGTTGGAAAAATGGCGTTCAAGATACAGAAGTTGTTTTTTCACCAAATGATAGAGGTAGGTTTTATGTTTCTTGGACTCCCAACAAACAATTACAAAATAAATATTACTATAAAAACGGAGTTAAATATCCAAGCAATGACCATATGGGTGCGTTTGGTTGTGATAGCTATGATATATCAGGGACAGTAGGAGGAGGGGGTTCTAACGGAGCTTTGCATGGAATGACTAAGTTTCACATGGATGAAGGCCCAACTAGTGAATTTTTTTTAGAATACATTGCCAGACCTCAAACTGCAGAAATATTTTTTGAAGATGTTCTTATGGCTTGTGTGTTTTATGGAATGCCAATCTTAATAGAAAACAATAAACCACGTTTATTATATCACTTTAAAAATAGAGGGTATAGAGGTTTTAGTATGAATAGGCCTGATAAAATTTACACTAAATTATCAAAAACAGAAAAAGAATTAGGAGGAATACCCAACAGTTCAGAAGACATAAAACAGGCGCACGCAGCAGCTATAGAATCGTATATAGAAAAGCACGTAGGCTTTGATATGTCAGGTACATTTAGAGAGTCAGATTTGATAGGTTCTATGTATTTTATTAGAACGCTAGAAGACTGGGCAAGGTTTAATATTAACAACAGAACTAAGTTTGATGCGTCAATTAGTTCAGGTTTAGCTATAATGGCTACACAAAAAAACCTTTATCAACCCATTAAAAAGAAATCAAAAATAAAACTTAACTTTGCAAGATACGACAATAAGGGAAGTTATAGCCAAATTATACAATAAATGGAGGATGTAAAAATCACGTTAAATCCCACAGGTTTTCCTAGTCAATTTGTTTCAGACAAAGAAAAGGATTCCTTTGAGTTTGGATTACAAATAGGACAAGCTATTCAATATGAATGGTTCAGAAAAGACGGTGGACAAAGTAGGTTCTACAATCAATGGGCAGATTTCCACAGATTGAGACTATATGCTCGTGGAGAGCAGTCAATACAAAAATATAAAAATGAACTAGCAATAGACGGAGATTTAAGTTATTTAAACTTAGACTGGACTCCTGTGCCTATTATTCCAAAATTTGTAGACATTGTTGTAAATGGAATGGCAGATAGAGTATTCAAGATAAATGCTTATGCTCAAGACGGAATGTCTTTAGATAAAAGAAGTGAATACCAAGTAAATTTAGAAAAAGACATGCTAGCAAAACCTGTTATGAAGCAGGTACAACAGCAATTAGGAATAAATACATTTGCTACATCAGAAGAAGATGTTCCTAATACTTCAGAAGAATTAGCATTACACATGCAGTTGAAGTATAAGCCTTCAATTGAAATAGCAGAAGAAGAAGCAATAAATACATTACTTTCTGAAAATAGATATTACGAAATACAAAAGCAGCTGTACTATGATCAAACTGTTTTGGGTGTTTCAATGTGTAAAAATACATTTCAACCTGGAGCAGGAATAAGAGTAGAGTATGTAGACCCTGCTAATGTTGTTTATAGTTATACGGAAGATCCTCATTTTGAAGATTGTTTTTATTGGGGTGAGATTAAAACATTACCAATAACCGAATTAAAAAAAATAGATACAAGCTTGACAAGACAAGACATGGATGAAATATCTAAGTATAGTCAAAGTTGGTATGATTACAATAACACAGCTCAGTATTACAATAATAGTTTATTTAGTAAGGATAGTGCTACTGTTTTGTTTTTTAATTATAAAACAACACACACGTTTACTTATAAGAAAAAAATAAATTCAGCTGGAGCAGAAAAAGTAATAGAAAAAGAAGATACTTTTGATCCTACTCAGGAAATGCAAGAAGAAGGAAACTTTAAAAAAGTTTCTAAAACCATAGATGTTTGGTATGAAGGTGTAATGGTAATGGGGACAAACATTTTACTTAAATGGAGAATGGCTGAAAACATGGCTAGACCACAGTCTGCATCTCAAGAAGTTTATCCTGAATATATAGCATGCGCACCTAGGATGTATAAAGGCGTTTTTGAATCATTAACAAGACGTATGATTACGTTTGCTGATTTAATTCAAATAACACATTTAAAATTACAACAAGTAATATCTAGAGTAGTACCTGATGGTGTTTTTATAGATGCAGATGGATTAAATGAGGTGGACTTAGGAACAGGTCAAGCATACAATCCAGAAGATGCCTTACGAATGTTTTTTCAAACAGGTTCTGTTATTGGTAGAAGTTATACTCAAGATGGAGATTACAATCAGGCAAAAGTACCTATTCAACAATTAAATAGTAATTCAGGACAGGGCAAGATACAAAGCTTAGTAGGTTCATATAATCATTATATGCAAATGCTAAGAGATGTAACTGGCCTAAATGAAGCAAGAGACGGATCCACACCTGATAGTTATTCGTTGGTAGGGTTACAAAAACTTGCAGCATTGAGTAGCAATACTGCAACAAGACATATTTTAGATGCAGGTCTTCAAATGAGTCAAAGACTTTGTACAGCATTATCTAGTAGAATTGCTGATGTATTAGAGTATTCTGAATTTAAAGAAGAGTTTGTTAATCAGATTGGAAAATTTAACGTTGGATTACTTGAGGAAATAAGTAAGTTATACTTGAGTGACTTTGGAATATTTATAGAAATTGAGCCTGATGAAGAAGAAAGAAAAATGCTGGAACAAAATATCCAAATGGCATTACAAAGAGATTCTATAAATTTAGAAGATGCTATTGATATTCGTGAAATAAGAAATTTAAAGTTAGCTAATCAAATACTTAAATTAAAAAGAATAGCTAAACAAGATAGAGTTCAAAAAGATAAAGCCGCTGCAGCTCAACAGCAAGCTCAAATAAATCAGCAGTCACAGCAAATGGCAGCACAAGCAAAAATGCAACAATTCCAAATGGAAAATCAAGCAGCTTTACAGTTAGAGCAAGCAAAAACTGAATTTGCTGTTAAGAAAATGCAGGGTGAAGCTACAATAAAAGCTGAGCTTATGAATCTTGAATTCTCACTACAGATGAGATTAAAGGGGGTGGATATTGATATGAAAAAAATGGAGCAAGAAGGTTTGCAAAAAAGAGAAGATGAAAGAGAAAGCGCTAAGTCTGCTAGGATATCTCAAGCAAATACAGAGCAATCAAAACTTATAGAACAAAGAAAAAATAATCTACCATCAGTTAGTTTTGAATCTAATGAAGATAGTTTAGATGGGTTTGACCTTGCTGAATTTGAGCCAAGATAAGCTTGAAAATCAATTATAATTATATATTAACTTTGTAAAAATTAAATCAAATGGAAATTAAAGTAAAATCACTAGATTCTGTGCCAGAAAAATCTACACAGGAAGTAGAAGAAAATCTATTAAAAAAACACGAAGAAGAAAACAACGATAAATCTACTGATGTTGTTGAAAAACAACCTGTAGAACAAGTAGCCGAAGATTCGGAAGTTGAAAGTCCAACTATAAAAGACGAAGACGTTCTTTCATATATTAAAAATAGATATAATAAAGATATATCTTCAGTTGATGATTTGTTTTCAGAAAGAGAACAATCGAATGATTTACCTGAAGAAGTATCTAAATATTTAGATTATAAAAAGAATACAGGTCGTGGATTCGAAGATTTCGTAAAAGTAAATAAACAATACGATAATTTAGAAGACGATCAAGTATTAGCAGAGTACTATTCTTTAACAGAATCAGACCTAGACAAAGAAGATATTCATTATTTAATGGAAGAAAAATTTTCTTATGACGAAGATATTGATGATGAAAAAGATATAAAGAAAAAGAACATTGCTAAAAAAAGAGAACTTTCAAAAGCTAAGACATATCTTAATGAGTTAAAAGAAAAATACAGAATTCCTCTTGAGTCAAGTGGGACTTCTATTTCAGAAGAACAAGTTAAGGAAATTGAAGCTTACAAGAGTTATATTAAAAATTCTCAATCAGCTAACGAAATTGCGCAAAAGAAAAATGAGTTTTTTGTTAAAAGAACTAATGAAGTTTTTAATCCTGAATTCAAAGGTTTTGAGTTCGAAGTAGGAGACAAAAAAGTAAAATATTCTTATGGTGATGTTAACGAGATGAAGTCTAAGCAAAGTGATTTAAACAATCTAGTCAATAAATATGTGGGCGATGATGGTTTAATAAATGACGCTAAAGGATGGCATAAAGCGCTAAGTGCTGCTATGGATCCTCAGCGATTTGCTAGTTATTTTTATGAGCAAGGAAAAGCAGATGCGATTGGTGACGTTACTAAAAAAAGTAAAAACGTCAACATGTCAATTAGGCAAACTCCTCAGTCAATTGGAGATACAGGTTTTAAAGCTAGACAAGTTTCAGATACAAGTGGAAAAGGATTGAAAATTAGAAGTAAAAAAAAATAAGTTTAAAAATTTAAAACAAAAATTATGGCAGTAGATGCAGTACCTGGGTTTGACTTACAACCAAGTTCGGAACAGGTTTTATTACAGACAAATTATATTACTAACTTTGATTTCTTGAATCAGTATCTTCCAGATACTTATGAAAAAGAATTTGAACGTTATGGAAACAGAACAGTAGCATCATTCTTAAGAATGGTAGGCGCTGAAATGCCTTCTAACTCTGACCTTATCAAATGGGCTGAGCAAGGAAGATTACACACTAAATATGCAGATGTGACATCAGCAGGAGCAGCAGGAGCGGCTACAGCTACACTAACAGTTAATGATGTGTTAGTGCCTGGAGCAGGTTCTATTGCAATTCGTGTTGGTCAAACAATTATGCTATCTGATAGCTCAATTGGTTCAACTAATAGCAACAAAGCAATTGTTACAGCAGTAGATACTGCAAACGGAACAGTTGATGTAGCTTACTATGAGTTAGCAGGTCAAGCAATGGCAGCAGCAGTAAAATGTTCTTTATTCATTTATGGTTCTGAGTTTCAAAAAGGAGCTATTGGAATGCAAGGACAGTTAGAAGCTGATGACAGTATTTTCCAAAATTCACCAATCATCATCAAAGATCACTACGCAGTAAGTGGTTCTGACATGGCTCAGATTGGATGGATTGAAGTAACAACTGAAAATGGTGCTACAGGATACTTATGGTATTTGAAATCAGAGCATGAAACTAGACTTCGTTTTGAAGACTATTTAGAAACAGCAATGGTTGAAGCAGTACCAGCAGAAGCAGGTTCAGGTGCAGCAGCAATTGTAGAAGGTGTAGCTTCAGGTGTAGGTAACAAAGGTTCAGAAGGACTTTTCTATGTTATTGAAGAGCGTGGAAATGTATGGAGTGGTGGTAACCCAACAACTCTTGCAGATTTCGATGCAATTATTCAAAGACTTGATAAGCAAGGTTCTATTGAAGAAAACGTAATTTTCTTAAACAGAGAGTTTGGATTTGACATTGATGATATGTTAGCGTCTCAAAATTCATATGGTAACCCAGGTGGTACATCATATGGTCTTTTTGACAATGACGAAGAAATGGCTCTAAACTTAGGATTCTCAGGATTCCGTAGAGGATATGATTTCTACAAAACAGACTGGAAATATCTTAACGACCCAACAATGCGTGGTGATATAGTTGGTGGAGCTATCAATGGGGTACTAGTACCTGCAGGTTCTACAACTGTATACGACCAAGTATTAGGAAAGAATGCTAAGCGTCCTTTCTTACACGTTCGTTACAGAGCTTCAGAAACTGAAGACAGACGTTACAAAACTTGGATTACAGGTTCAGCAGGTGGAGCAGCTACTTCTAGCTTAGATGCTATGGAAGTAAACTTCTTATCGGAAAGAGCTTTATGTACTTTAGGTGCTAACAATTTCTTTATCTTTAAATAAGATATTGAATTAAAATATGTAGTAGTTACCCTCGTTGAGTTACGAGGGTAATTATTACTTTTATTAAAATTAAATCGTAATCAAATGAAAACAAAGAAACAAGCTTTTGTAGATAAAACCTACAAGCTTACCAGAGACAAAGCTCCATTGAGCTACACAATTCCATCAAGGAATACAAAAAGAAGTGCATTATTATATTTTGACGAAGAGACTGGAGCAAACAGGTCTATGCGTTATGCTAAAAATCAAAAAAGTATTTTTGAAGATGAGCAAGATGGTAATGTAATATTAGAGCCAATTATTTTTGAAGATGGCTTTCTAAGAGTAGAAAAACAAAACCAAATATTACAGAAATTTTTATCACATCATCCTGGCAACGGAAAAGAATTTGTTGAAGTTGACAAAGAAAGAGATGCTAGCTTAGATGTTGATTTCTTAGATGTGGCATTAGATGCTCAAGTTTTAGCTAAAGATTTAGATATTGAAATGCTAGAAACAGTTGCACGAATTGTAGTGGGACTTAGAGTTGATAATTTAACATCAGCTGAATTAAAAAGAGATGTTAGAATGTTTGCAGGTAAATATCCTGAAGACTTTATGGAGGCTTTAAACGATCCTTTATTAAAACTTCAAAACAAATGCGCTAAATTTTTTAGTGAAGGTTTGTTAATTTTAAAGAATAAAAAAGACGTTTATTATAACTTAAAAGGAAACAAGAAAAAATTACTTACAGTTCCTTATGGTGAAGACCCTTTATTTATTTTAGCGTCATTTCTTCAGAGTGATGAAGGCTTAGAGGTCTTAAGAATATTGGAAGACAAACTATAACCAATTCAAAAAATCTGTTTTTATATAAAAGGGGCTTCAAAAAAATGAAGCTCCTTTTTTTGTATCTTTGTCAAAAGATTAATAGGTATGATAAATACAGTAAGAGCTACCGTCCTTTCTATCGCAAATAAAAACAATTTTGGTTATATAACACCTAACGATTTTAATTTATATGCAAAGCAAGCACAATTAGATATTTTTGAAGATTATTTTTATCAATATAATTCACAGATAGTAAAACAAAATGCTAGAGTTTCAGGATCAGGGTATGCTGATATTTTAAAAGGATTAGTTGAGGTTATAGATAGCTTTTCATCTACTAAGGGTTTAATAAATACAGGCGTTAACTTGTTTGATTTACCTGAAGATTACTATTTAATTGATAAAATTAATTATTACCCAAATGTTACAGCAACAGGCACAATAACCTTTGGTTCAACAGGAAATACTTTAATAGATGCAGCAGCAAATTTTGTAACAGGAGGTCAGGTAAAATCAGGTCAGTTAATAACTAACACTACAGGCGGTGGTGTTTTTTCTGGAGGAAGTGCTTTTGTAGTAAGTGTAGATAGTGAGACTCAATTAACACTATCAAGTAATGATTTTTTATCAGGAACTTTTGTAGGTACTAGTTACAGTATTGTAGCTACAACAGGAATTACAGAGGTTGAAAGAGTTTCTCAGAACAAAATATTTTACCTAAACTCTTCACCAATAACAAAACCAGGGCTTTCATTTCCTGCATATGTTTTAGGTGGAGCAAACAATACTAATCTAGGTAATACAATTACAGTTTATCCTGAATCTATTACTACAGCAGGTACAGTTATTTCTCAGTATATTAGATATCCTAAAGACCCTAACTGGACATATTTTAATATTATAGCAGGTGGTGAACCTAGCTTTGATGAAACGGCTGCAGATTATCAAGATTTTGAATTGCCTGATTCAGATCAGACTAATTTAGTTAATAAAATTCTTCAGTACGCAGGAGTATCTATAAGAGAAACAGCATTAGCACAATTTGGAAAAATGGAGGAAAAAGAATCAGACCAACAAGAAGGATAAATTATGGCATATATAACAGAATATCAGTATTACGAAAATACAGGCAATCCACATACAGAAGATGAAAATTGGGGTTCATATCAATATGTATCATTAAATGACATTGTAAATAATTTCATTTTAATGTATGTTGGAAATGACAAGTTGATAAATAATGTTGAAAGATTTAATATTATATTTCATGCTAAGAGAGCTATTCAGGAGTTGAATTACGACTCAATGAAAGAAATTAAAATTTTAGAATTAGAAGTTTGTGACACGTTAAGATATGTGTTGCCACACGACTATGTAAATTGGGTTAGAATTTCTTTATACAAAAACGGAACATTACTACCACTAACTGAAAACATTCAAACAAATTGGAGTGATGCGTATTTGCAAGACAATAATTGTAGAATACTATTTGACCATGAAGGTAAAATATTAAAACCATCTACTTCTACTGTAGACTTACAAAGAATTACAGGTGGCAAAAAAAGCATATACTTAAACGAACAGAGTCAATACAATGGACAAGAAGGATATTTTTATAATGGCCTTTGGTATTTTGAGTATCCTGTAGGGGCGAGATATGGATTAAATACAGAAACGGCAAATGCAAATCCTACTTTTAAAATAAATAAAAAATCAGGAGTAATAAACTTTAGTTCTGACATGGCAGGTGAGCTTTGTGTTTTAGAATATGTATCTGACGGAATGGAAAATGGAAATGACTCTGAGATAAGTGTAAATAAATTATTTGAAGAGTTTATTTATTCATATATGAAATTTGTTATTCTTTCAAGTAAATATGGTGTTCAAGAGTTTATAATAAATAGAGCTAGAAAAGAAAAATCAGCCCTTCTAAGAAACGCAAAATTAAGATTGAGCAATATACATCCAGGGAGATTACTAATGAATCTAAGGGGACAAAACAAGTGGATAAAATAATATGGCTAAGATTCAAAAAAACTTTGTTGCAGGTAGAATGAACAAAAGCATTGATGAACGATTAGTTCCTCAAGGCGAATACATAGATGCATTAAATGTAAGATTGGGTTCTACGGAAGGTACTGAAATAGGTGCTGTCGAGAACTCAAAAGGAAATGATTTAATAGTTGAGTTAGAATTTCAAAACTCACCTTTAAGTCTTGAGGCAAAATGTATTGGAGCTTTTGAAGATGGCGCAAATGAAACCATATATTGGTTTGTGCATGATAAAGCAAATACTCAATCGTCTACAGGAAAAGTGGATTTAATAGCCTCTTATAACACTAGAACATTTGTTTTGTTTTATCACGTAATATCTACATCTATATTAAACTTTGATGAAAAATATTTAGTGAATGGAGTTAATTTAATAGGAGACTTATTATTTTTTACAGATAATTTAAACCCTCCTAGAAAGATAAATGTAAATAGAACTTATTTACAGCCAAACAACTTTACAACAGTTGATGAAATTACAGAGCAAGATATAGGGGTTATATTAGCTCCTCCATTAAATCCTCCTACTTTAGATAGTTATCAATTAGGTGGTGGTGAAAATTACATGGAGCAACTTTTTTTAAGCTTTGCTTATAGATGGCAATATGAAGATGGAGAATATTCAGCCTTATCACCATTTAGTCAAGTTGCCTTTACCCCAGGGCCTTTTGAAATAAATTATGACACCTATGATAATGATGGAATGCTTAATCAGTTTAACACTACTGATGTTACATTTAACACAGGGGGTAAAAACGTAAAAGATATAGATGTAATATTTAAGTTTAGCACAAGTCAAACGGTTAATGTTATAGAAAGATTTAATAAAGTTAACGAAGGATGGCAAGACAATAGTTTTCAAACATTGCCATTTACAAATAAAAAAATATTTACAACTTTACCTGAAGCTCAGTTGCTTAGGTTGTTTGATAACGTGCCTAAAAAAGCTCAGGCTCAAACGATTATGGGGAATAGATTAATGTATGGTAATTACATTGATGGATATGACGTAGTTAATTCACAAGGAAAAGAAATATATTTAGATTACAACTTATCTTTAATATCAAAAGATCTTACTGCAGATGAAATTGACGGAACACTAACACCTGTTACATATACAATAGAAGGAAGTAGTGTTAGTATAAACAATGCAAAAACAACAATTGATTTTAGTGGTCTAGATTTGATAGCAGGCTCACAGATAGGTGTTAGTTTTTCTTATGAAAGTAACACGTTTGGAGGAGATGCATCTTATGATGACGGAACGCAACCTGAAAACTCCTATGAAAGAACTTTTCTTTTTAATATACAGCAAGATTATCCAAGTGTTTTTGCATTAGCTACAAGTCCTGAATTTGTAAATGCAGTTAGTGACTTTGTTGCTATAGCTGATTCAAGCTGTTTTAATGTCTGTCAGTCAAACTGTACATCAGGTAGTAGTCAAACTGACCTTTTTAATTGTGGTATACTTACTAAAAATGAATGGGAGTATGTAGGGTTTGGTATTACAGGAACACCACAAGGTATATTAATTGAAACATCACAGGGTAGTGATGAAATTTCTTTTACGTTTCCTGCTTTAAAATTTGAACAGTATGACCAAACAGTAACCCCTCCTGCACCGTTAGGCGTGTTTGCTTATGAATATTTATCATCTATTGATGCTACAGGTTTATACGCTAAAGATAGTTCAAAACAATCCTTGCATAGTAATAGAGATTATGAAATAGGTATTGTATACATGGATGAGTATGGAAGAAGCACTACTGCTTTGGTTGATACCAATAACACAGTCTTTATACCATGTGATAAATCTATATCAAAAAACAACATAAGAGTTGAGTTAAATAACTATCCTCCATTTTGGGCTACTAAGTATAAGTTTGTAATAAAAGAATCAAAAGGTTTATACAGGACTATTTACTCAAACATATTTTTTCAAGAAGAAGAAACAGGTTTAATATACTTTAAACTTGAAGGAGATAATAGAGATAAAGTAAAAGATAATGACACTTTGTTTGTTAAATCCGATACAAATGGTGCTGTATTAAATTGTGCATCAACAAAAGTTTTAGGATTTGGTGTAGAAGTGGATGATTTTCTTTGTGAGAAAAATGCAGATGGAGAGATAATCGAAGGAAGTCCTGCATGTGGACAATTAGGAGGAACGTATATGCAATTAAAACCAAATGGGTTTGCTGCAAATTATCCACCCAATGCTTTTATTGATAGAGCAGCTGACTGTAGAGGAAGTTATTGTGTTACATCAGTAAGTACATCTCTTGATAATCCTGATTTTGGAGACCCAGGAGAATTAGAATTTAAGCCTTATGATGTACCTGCAGGTAGTCTTGTTAAAATTAAATTAAGAGCGCATAGAAACAGAAGAGGAAGCAAGTGCGGTGGCCGTACATACGATTATGAAAAAAGATTTACAGCTTCTCAGGATTACGATAGTTTATATGCTTGGGCTATAGGAGACAATATAGATTTTACAAACGGTACAACAACAGGTTCAGATGATGATTTTAATGTTGTTTCATTTGATGAAGCAATTTTTCAACTTCCTTTTCCGATATTTAATATAGGAGTTCCAGGAGGGCCAGGGCAAAACGTAGTATTTTTTGCAGAAGATGCGGCTGATGGAAGACAATTTATGTGTTGGAGAAACGGAACGCCTAATTGTTCTTCACCTGATAAAAGAAACTCTTTTGGTAATATTGCAGTTACAATAAACAGAGCTACTTCTTTAATGGTATTTGAAACAGAGCCTTTAGATGCAAATGATGAATTGTATTTTGAAAACGAGCAAACATTTGATATTGTAAATGGATTTCATTTATCAGGTGATGCAGATGCTGACCAAGATCAAACATTAACAGACCCTGCTATTGTAGATTTAAGTTTCTTTAATTGCTTTACTTTTGGAAATGGTGTAGAAAGTAATACTGTTTTAGATGCTTTAATAAAACCTACATTAAGTTTAGGAGATAAGGTAACCTCTGTATCTGAAGAGCAATATAAAGAGGCAGATAGATTTGGTGATGTAACTTATAGTGGAGTGTTTAATCAAGAAACAAACTTAAATAAGTTAAATCAATTTAATTTAGCGTTAGCTAATTTTAAAACACTTGAAACATCTTATGGGCCTATAAGAAGAATGCACTCAAGACAAACAGATATATTAATCTTACAAGAAGATAAAATATCTTCTTTACTTGTAGGAAAAAACTTACTATCTGATGCAGCTGCAGGTGGAGCTATTACTTCAGTACCTGAAGTTTTAGGAACACAATTAGCTAGAGTAGAAGAATACGGAATAAGTAATAATCCTGAAAGTTTTTCAACTTATGGGAAAGACGTTTTTTTTACTGATGCAAAGAGAAGTTCTGTTATTCAGTTAAAAGGAGCAGGAACTAGAGGAGATACAGGTGGTATGCTAGGTGTTATATCTGAAGTTGGTATGAGGTCATGGTTTAGAGACTTGTTTGTTGATGCTTTTCAAACTCAAAAATTAGGTGGGTTTGATCCATACATGAATGAGTTTGTATTAAGTTCTAACACAAGAAAAATACCTCAACCTCCAATCGAAAGACAATGTGGATATACTTTATTAATGAATGACTCTACAGAGCCTTATACTTTAAATGTTGATTTAGGAACAATTATAGGAGATGTTAAATTTGATTACGAAACCAATAACCCTTTAAATATTTTAGTTGAATTGGATGGGGTAATTTTAGTTAATCAAACTGTAACAGGTAATGGATTTGTTACGTTTAACAAACCGTCTAATTTTCCTACAGATGCAACTGTAACATTAACACCAGGTGTAGACCCTGTTACATATGAAGTAGATTTTAATTGTCCTGAAGGACAAGGGATTACTGTTAAAGAGATTGTTCTTAATTTTGCAGGAGATGCAGACCTTACAACTACATGTAGATACAGATGGTCTTTAGGAACTGACGTAAGTCCATATAGTACAAATCAAGTAACTCTTGATGATGATGCAGTTAGTTTATTTAATGAAACAACAGGAACTTCATCAGTTGGAACATTACCTGCTTTAGGTTCTGTTATTACAATGAAAAACAGACAAAATCCAGGGCAGACATTTGAGTTTGTGCCAGGTCAAGATAAGTTTAAATATTTAGTAACTAATACAAATTATGATGAAGCCGACTTATCAACTTTAATTCCGTTGTTAAATACAGCTAGTCCAACAACAGGTTCGTTTCCTGAATATCAAGCTAGTTTTACATATAGTAATCAAGCAAGTTACATATATCTAGTTTGGGATTTAAGAGAGCCAACACCATTGCAGTTTTGTTATGATGCGGCAAGTCCAAGTGAAGCATGCTGTGAATGTGACGAACCATCAACACCTTAAAATTTAATTATGCCAAGTATAGAAAACAAATTTATAGACTCATCAAGTTTTGCAACCGCAACTAGAGTATACGATGATATAAACTTAATAACTGTATCACCTGATGGTTTTTACCAATATAATAATGAATATAGAAATCAGCTAAATGGGCTTTTAGGGCCTCTTACAATATGCGAAGAATGCGGAATACCATGTGGTGGAACTTTGACTCCTCCTGGTGGGCAAACAGGGTTATATCAGCTAGATATTTCCGTTGGAAGCACATCAGTCGACACAGGGGCTATTCTTGTTTATTTTAACCCTCAGAGTATTCCTGATGCAATAAGAGTTTTATATGACGGAGTGTATTATAATAGACTTTCATCTCCTACTGATGGGAACAGACAAAGCACAAGTGGGGTTGCAAATGCGTTTACTATATTAGGAAATCCTAATGATGGCTGTGTTCCTACTCTTCCAAACACATCTAATTATAATTTCTTTAATGGTTATGATAATACAGGCTGGTTAGCTGGTACTCCATCACCTCAGAGTATTACTTTAAACACAGGAGATGACGTTAGAGGGGGTCAAAGCGAATTTAGTGTTATGGTTATACCTAAGCCAAATGCATTGCCAGGAAACGTATCAATACAGGTTCTAGGGCCATGTGCAAATACAGGCTGGAGCATATCAGTAGATTGTCCTGCTGCTTTACCTAGCTTTACGGCTAGCCCTATCGGCACTACTACTTTCTGTCAAACTCCAACAGGAACTTTTTTCTTTGCAAGATTTCAGGGTGATAGTAACGCTTACCCTGTGATAAATAACCCTGTGTTCTTAGACCACGATGGTGTAGATAGAGCTTCAGACCAAAACTATATAATGGATAACGGTCAATATATTACAGTAACAAACGGAGTTGTAAGTAGTATACAAACTTGTACCCCACCAACGTAAAAATAAAATATGGAAAATTATACCTTAACATTTAGTGAATCAGTAAAGGGGTGGCCTTCTTTTTATAGTTACATGCCTGATATGATATTAGGAATGAATCAATATCTATATACCTTTAAGGGAGGTGGTTTATATAGACATAATACAAATGAGATAAGAAACAGATATTACGGAGAAGACTATGACTCTACAATTACAGGTGTCTTTAATCAAGAACCTACCACCGTTAAGGTGTTTAAAACTATTGAGCTTGAAAGTGATGATTCTTGGGATTGTTCTTTAGCAACAGACCTAGGTAGTGGTTTTATGGATGAAACCTATTTTGAACAAAAAGAAGGGGCTTGGTTTGCTTTTATTAGAAGAATAGGTGGCAGTCAAGACTTTGCTCAAAGATCAACACAGGGGATTGGTGGTTTTGCATCAACAACAGGGGCATCCCCAGGTACAATTGAAATAGAATTTAACGTAATAATAAGTAATATTATTAATTACGGAGATACTGTTTTTTATAGAGAACCACTAGGTGGTATAATTAAAAAAATTGGCCCAATAACAAGTATTAGTGCTGATAGAAAAACAATTGAAATTGATGCGACTGACCTTCAGCCAATTGGACAAACAGTTCCTTTAGGTTCATACATATTTACAACTAAAGATAGTGTTGCTGAATCTTATGGGGCAACAGGATATTACATGGAGTTTAAATTAACAAACAACAGCAAGACGCCTGTTGAACTATTTACAATAGATTCAGATGTCTTTAAAAGTTTTCCTTAGATTTTGTATCTTTGCGTTAATGAAATTTAATGTTAGAAAATTAAATCCCTTAGACTATGAGTCTATTTTAATTAAATGGTGGAAAGACTGGAGATGGACACCACCTCCAAAAGATTTTTTACCTGATAATGGAGAAGGTGGATTTATTGTATATGATAATGATATTCCTGTATGTGCAGGGTATATTTACATAACTAACTCTAAAGTAGGGTGGTGTGATTGGATAATATCTAATTTTGACTACAAAGACAAAGTAAAAAGAAAAGAGGCATTAATAGAGCTTGTTAGAATATTAACACATACTTTAAAACTTTCAGACTGTAAATATGCATATGCTTTGATAAAGTCTGATTCTTTAATAGACCATTACAAAAGCAATGGATATATTGAGGGGGACAGTTATAATAAAGAAATGATAAAAAGATTATAATATGGCAGTAGCGACAAGTATAGCAGCAGCAACAGTAGCAATAGGGGGTAGTGTTGCAAAGGGGTTTTTAGCAAGCGATGCGGCTTCAGATGCAGCAAGGGCAGCTGGTAGACTGAGAACGAAGCAAGCTGAATTAGAAAAAGAATCTGTCGCAAGATTAGAGGCTAATTTCTATGATGCTGTTAGAGCCACAACTGATGTTTACGACAAACAACTACAATTAGCAAATCAACAAGGTTCTCAAATCTTAGAGGCTGCTCAAGAGGGAGACCAAAGAGGTGTAGGCGCAACTGCAGGTAAAGTAAAGCAGGTAATGGACGCAACTTCAGGTGCTATTGCTGATAAATATGCTGATCAAAAACTACAAATAGACATGAAACGTGCTGAGGCTTCTGAAAAAGATGCTTCAGAAATAGCAGGTTTATTTGATGATAGAGCAGCAGCGGCAGGAGTAAAAGCAGATGCTTTAACCCAACAAGCAGACCAATTACAAGGACAAGCTACAGGAGCATTTATAGATGCAGGAGTAAGTGCTTTAAGCGCAGGAGTTACTGCATTTGGAGGCTTAGGGGGTAGCGCAAATAAAATGGGTAAAGCAGCAGACGCACTATCTAAATCATCAGGAATAGATAGAGCAGCGGCTTTAAAACAAATTGAAGGTCTTGGATTGGATAGAAAAGGTTTAAATGGTATAATAAAAAGTGGTGCATTACCTAGTGTAAGCACAACTACCGCTCCTGTAACAAGTGCGGCAACAAATNCGATTGTACCTGATGTAACAACCCCTACATCGCCTGCCGATGTGAAAACAATTTCAATAGGAGGAGCAAATCTAGACCTTAATATGCTATTAAAAGACCCTCAGGTTCAAGCCGCTATACAACAACAAAAACAAACAGAAACAAATGCTGTTAGCGACTTTATGGGAATGGTTGATTTCTATGGATCAGGGAACAGGTTTTCACAAATTATGGGAGATATATTTACACCTTACGCACCAAACGAATAAGATATGGGTAACGCATTAGACGCAGCAAAGTTTTCGATACAACAAGGCAATACAGGGGTAGGTACTAAAAAGACACTACTAGAAGGTATTGATAGAGGAATGGAAGGTGTTAAAGAATGGAAAGAAGACATCGACACAAAACGCCTTGAATTAAAAAAAACCACAGCTGAAAAATATAGAGAGGCTGAGTTAAAAACAATGGAAAATCTTCCTAGTGATAAAACTAGTAGAGATTTAGCAATAAAAGCATTAGCAAATTATAAAGACCGATTATATGGAAACATGGGATTGGTTCAAGCAGGAATGGTAAAGCCTGAGGATAATTTAATATTTCAAGAAAACGGAAAACAATCTTTTGACATACTTGCACAGCAAATAAATGGCTACGCTAAAGAAAAAGAAAACTACATAAAAAGACTTAAGGGATACTACGAATTAGATGAAAATGGAAACAAGAAACTAGGTAAAGATGGCCTACCAATTTACGTTGAACCAACTTCAGGGGCTGTAGACCAATCACTTCAAGATTTACATGACAGAATGGGTAATCCTGATTTTACTAATATGACATTTGGAGAAAATGGAATGGGTAGAATAACTTTTTATCAAACAAAAATTGACGAAACAACTAAGACAAGAGTTTTAGATTTAGATGCTGATGGCAATCCTCAACCCTATGAAGGTATTCAGGANATGAGTGTTTTAGCTTTTAATAATAAAAGAAATCAAACGGCAGATAAATTTAACTTAGAAAAAGAAACTGGAAGAGTTATTGGAGAAGGTTCGCCATTAGGTCAGGCTTTTGAGCAAATGAAAAAAATAGGTAAAATGAATGGGGTTGTTATTGACGACTTAAGGCAATTGCCTCAGCTAGAAGTTTTACTTGATGATGCAGCTGCTACAGCAACGGCTACTGTTGATAGACAAGCTAGTATACTAACAGACAATGGGCCAGCAGCATCTAGGTCAATGACATTAAATGAATTTCAAGTTAAAGAGTTAGAAAAACAAGGCATAGATTTAGATGAAAAAATAGATTATACATATATTGATACAGACCCCCAAAGTGATACTTACGGAGAAGAGCTTACAGGGAAAAAGAGTAAGTACATAAAAATGGTTAGTGCTAAGAACAATCAAATTGTTCCTGTAGTAGATGAAGATGACAAGTTGGCTTCTGAAAGAATTTCTAAAAGTAGTTTTTATTCAGCACTTAAAAGAGATATTACGTCTACAGGATCTAAAGATTCTGAGTTTCAAAGAAGTGCTGCTTCAATTAAGTCAGGTAATGAAGAAAAAGACTTCCAAGCCTCAGTAGATCTTATCGACCTTGCAGCTACAGGTGATGCCTCAAGTTTAAAGGCTTTAGTTGCTGAGAATCCAGACAAAATATCGGCTTATAATATTATAGGTTCAGGAGAAGATATGGAATTAGTGTTTATAGATGCTGATGGAAACAACATGGCCCCTATACCATTATCAGGTTTAGGTGTAGATGCAGGTAAGCAAATTGCGGCACAACTACAATTAAAAGCTCAAAGATATTTTGATAAATCTAAATTAAAGGGTACTAAAACAAAAGCAGGTGGTACAGAAGGCAAGTTTAAAACCGTAACAAAAGAGTATGGAGGCTTAGGTGCTTTTAATCTAGGAGTTTCAGAATCAGATGGTATAAAAAGAGCAGGTACTGCAGCTGAAGTTTTTGCTAATGCAATAGCGAATAATCCTGAAGAAGATGAGGTTACTGGTATAGCAAATACTATAATTCAAAAAGCCATACAAGAATATGATATTGACTCAAATATATCAGTGCGATTTAAAGATGTTGGTGGAAGTATATATGACAAATATGTAATTACATTAGATGGCGTAGATTACGAAAGCCCAGGACAAGTAAGTAAGAAAAATCATGAATGGCTTCAAACAAATATGGATAAAGTCTTAAGGGGAGAGAAGCCAAGTGGTACAGTATCATCAGGTGGAGTCGATTACGAAAATAAATAAAACTAAATGGATAAGGAAGTATTACAAGACTTATACGATAGAGCTAAATCAAAAGGTTATGGTAAATCTATAGAAGAGTTTGAACAACTAATAGGTTCTGACCAAGAAGTTTTAAATGACAATTTTGAGTATGTTCAATCTAAAGGATATAAAAAAAACATTGATTCTTTTTCTACATTAGTAGGATACGGTGAAAAAAAAAATCAAGTCGTTACTCCTTCAAATGGGGAAGAGGTTCTTACGGAATCTACTACCGAAACAGAAGTACAAGATGGTGTTTCGGATTCTTTAGAAGTAAACGAAGTAGTTGAAGAGGGTGTAATTAACGAATCTCAATTAAACTTTGGAGACCAAACAGGAAATACAGAAAATTTACTTCCAGAAAATGATGTTCAGAGTTTCTTAAAAGATGACTTTAGTTCTTTGCTTGAAAAAGCAACAAACCCTAATAGAGAAAGAGGAGAGGGAAGTATAACATTCACAAAAACAGACAGAGCTATTGAAACTCAAGGTGAGTTTTTAGATTTACCTATAGATGAACAATTAAAGTTAAAAATAGAAGCTGATCCTAATATTCAAAAAGCATTATCTATTGGATATGTAAAACAATCAGATATAAACTCCGCACTAAAAGGAAATAAAAAATCGATTAAAAAACTACAGGAAATTTCTGTAAAGTCAATTAAAGATAATGAAGCAAAACTGCAACAGGAAAAGAAAAAGGAATATTCTCAATATTCTGATGTAAAAAACTTTCAATATACACCTGAAGAAAAAGAAAAAAGAAATGCTATAATTAAAAAGGTAAAAGACTTTGATGCAGAAACAGCAAGGCTTATAGATTTGGCAGGCCCTAATGCTAGTGTTGAAAAACTTCAATCTATATTTCAAAGAGAAGATGGAGCTTATACTGATGAAGAGTTTGAGATTTTTGAAAGCTCAGATTATGAACCAACAGGTTTTGAAGATGATGTTTTAGGAAAAATGTATGACCAACAAACTTTAAAAAAGCTATCAGGTAATGATAATAAAATTGACATATCTGGATTTAATGGTTATCTAATAGAAAACGGATTTAAAGAAAGATATGCTAAGTTGTTGAAAGACGAAACAATATCTGAAGATGGAAGATATTACGACTATTCTGGAAACTATAATCCAACTTTGGCGGCTGAGAAATTAAAGTATGATTATTTAAAAAACTATTTAGCTGAAGTTGATTTACAAAATATAAACAAACAAGTTCTTGAATACGAAATTAAGAATGAAGGGAAGAATCCTTTTTTAAATGGTGATGTAGATAAAATAGATTTAAAGCCTGCTATTGGTATAGATAAGCTTAGGAATTATATGGAAGAAGAATTTCCTACTTTGTCATTTGCAGTAAAAAAACAAAAAGCCGAAACAAAAGAAAATTATCAAAGAGAATTAGAAGGTGGGGCAGGTGGTTCAAATACTCAATGGTTGCTTGATGCAGGATCTCAGGGAGGTCGTTCTGCAAATGATAGAGTAAATAGTTTTTCTGAGTGGGCTTATGATTGGATAGGAATGGAATCTGTTACTGATGAAATTCAAATGAATCAAGCTGAAACAGAACTCAATAGAGATGATATGCTTAGGTACACGTATGCGAGTGGTAAAAGCGCTTTTGCAAATGGTAGAGAGTATATGATTGATGACAACGGAGAAATATATGATTTAGATTTAAAGATAAGAGTAAGCAGCGTATTAGAGCCTGAGCAAATAAAAGAAATAAGAAAACAAGTTCAGTTAAATGGAGTTGACGTAAGTAGTTTTAGTGGGACAGGGGCAGCTGTAACAACTGCAGGTGTGGCTTCAGATATGCTACTTCAAATAGCTCTTACCAGAGGTGTCGGAATGGCAGGTCAAACTGCAAAAGGAATTGCATTTGCATCTAAATATAAGCAAGGTAGACAAGTTGTTTCTTTGTTAGAAAAAGTACCTATGAGAGCTACAACAGCATCAGCTATGATTGCTCAAGGTACTTTAATGGGTAGCTCACTATCCTCACAAGTTAGAAAGTCAGCACTAGAAGCAGGTTTATCAAATGAAGAAGCAGATTTATTGGCTTCTGAAGCAGGGACTCAGGGATATGCATTAGGTGTATTAACAGCTCCAATATCTACGCAGCGTGTTGCTATGGATAAAATATTTGGGACAAAAGTAAAACAAAAAATTGTTGAGAATACAATCAACAGATATGCACAAGGAGCAGGAATTGAAGCGTCTAGGTCTTATTTACGAAAAACATTAGATGGAGTTATAAGAAATGTTCCTGTCTATTTAACTGAAGGTGGAAAAGAATTTTTTCAAGAAAATATTCAACAAGGCGCACAAGCTTATATCATTGGTTCAGACATAAACGAACAAGCAGGTGAACAAATAATGAAGGAGACTATTAGTTTAGATGACTTTGCTAACACCTCTATAATATCTTTAAGTGCAGGTATTTTAATGCCTGTTGCAGGAGATTTAAAAGCAAATACAACTAGGTCTTTTAGTATGACAGGACGAGGTGGTAGAGCTATTGACCAAATGAAATCTTTAGCTTTACTAGCTAGTAATGTAAAAAAAACACAATCACTTTTAGACTCACAAGTAAAGAGGGGTATTTATACTCAACAGCAAGCTGATAACTTAATGGGTGATGTTAAAATATTTAATGAAACCATTAATGGTTTACCATCAAATTTAAGTGCTGAAACATCTTTACAGGTGATGAGTGACTTAAATAAAATTAAGCAATTAGAATCAGAGAAAAAAGTATCTGAAGTTTTCTCACCTTATCTTGATGTTCAGATTCAGGATTTAAAAAACAACATAATTAAAAACAGCAACTTTGATTTTGTAAATAACAAATCAAAACAAAAACTAATGGATGATGCAGGCAAAGAGTTAGTTGCTGAAAAAGAAGCTGCAGGTGAACAAAACTATAAAATAAATAACAGCGAAATTAGAAGTAGAGCTGTACAAAACTTTAATAAGTTATCAATGGAAGAAAAGCAAGCCTTAGCTTTTCCTGTTGAAACAGCTAATAAAGCTGCACTAGAAAAAGATAAGGAAAGTGAAACTAAAAAAGATAACAATGCCATTCAAAAGCCAAGCACAGAGAAGCAAGTGTTACCAGATGATGCAGGAAGCAAAGAAGAAGGGGCAGACTCCGAAGTGGGACTGCAACAAGTTCGAGAAGGAAACGTTGGGACAGATACCCAGCAGACTGAAACCGAAACGGAAACAGAAACCGACCAAGCTAGCGACACGACTACGGAGACAGATACTGAACAATTAACAGAAGGAGAAAAGTATTTAGAATCCAAAAGAAAAACAGTAGAAGATTTAGAAGCAAAAGACAAGTCTCTTAGAAATGAAGACGGATCTGTTTCTAAAGAAAATCAAAAAGCCTGGAAGGAAAATAGAGCAGCTATTGTAAAAGCAAAAGAATTTTTACTTACTGGAGACACTACTGGAAAAAATTTCGGAGCTATGATGAGTTATGAAGAAGGTTCTACACAGTCTACAGCAACAAAATCGGATGAACAAATTAAAAAAAATGAAAACGAAATTGAAGCAGTAATACAGAGGGTTATTGATGGAAAAATAACGGCTGAAGATGCTACACAATATATTGCTCAAAAGTTTGGATTTTATGTAGACCAAGTAACTGTTTTATCTAGATATATAGCCGAAAGAAGCGACACAAGTTTCCCTGAAATTGGAAACAACAAGTCTAAATTTAAAGACTGGAGAAAAGGAAACAAAACAACCGACACCACTACGGAGACAGAAGTGATGAGTGTGAACAATGAACTTGACAATAAGATTGAGTCATTTTCAAATAGAATAGCTGAAAGTGATTCTTCTACAGAGTTATCTGAAGAGGCTCAAGAGTTTTATTCAGAAAATCAAGAAGCCATAGATAGAAGAGTTTCTGAAATACGAAAACAATCACCGAAAGATAAATCTAAAACAAGAAGACTAGCTACTAAGATAGCGAATGGAGAGACTAATTTTTCAAATGAGCAGATAGATTTATACGCTGCTAATGAAGCTGAGGTTAAGGCTGAGGTAGAAGCTATTGCTAAAACAAATAGTCAAACTGTAACGGCTGATACATATAAAGGTATTTTACAATCTATAAAGAGTACCACTAGAACTGATAAGGCAAAGCAAGAAGGAGAAAATACTCAGCGTAAAAGATTTTGGAAAGCGTGGAACAAGGCCAACAGAGAAGGTAAACAAGATTTAAAAACCAAAAGAAAAGACCTTAATAAACAGATAAAGATATATTCTAAAGGTAAAAAGGGAACTATTACTGCAGCACAAACAAAAGCTGTTATAAACAAAGTTAATAGCGTTAATCTTGATAATCAAGTGGCTGTACAAGAATTAATAGAGTATTCAGAAAAAGTATTTAATGACGCTGATTACGCAGCAAAACTTTTGAAAGCAGAGAAGCTTAATAATAGAGTAACCACAAGATTAAATAAAGGAGACTATGGATTAAATCCAGACCTTATATCTAGGTTAGGGACTATACTAAACACTCCAACTAAGAACCTGACTAGTGAAAACATAGATGGGTATAATGATTTCTTAAGTAATCTTCTTAAGAAAAAACAAAATGTAAAGTTAGATGATCAGTTAGTAATAGATTCTCAAAACATGGCTGATTCTTTGTATAATGAAAACATTCAAGATACAGATGAAGAGACTGAAACCAAAGAAACTAAAAGCTTAAAAAGTATAGTAGATAAAATTATTAATGAAGATGTAGATGGTGAAACTTTAATATCAGAAGATTCTAAGTTTATTGAAAACGACTTAGATAAACTAGATTCATTTACATTACAAACTCTTATAGATAAAATTAACTCAGCAGAAACTGATGAAAATCAAGAGCTTGTAGAAGCTGCTAATAAATTTGCTGAAAATAGACAGGCCATTATAACAAAAATTAAATCTAGGTCTAGAGGTATAACTTTGAAAGGTCTTGACAATACAACTAAAGAAGCAGGTGGTGTTCAAGTGTTTCAAAACATTAAAGACAGCGACCTAATTGGTTTAACAGGTAAGCAATTAGATTTATTAGAAGTTAGTCTTGAAAATATAAATGATGGTCATTATACACACGCTGCAAACAAACTTGGTCAGTCAATAAATAGCAGGGCTTATGACATGCGTCCTTTAGTAGACAAATATGGAACTACTAAAAATAAAATAGCTATGGCTAAAAGCAGGGCAGAAGCTGCTATAAAAGCAGGTTTAAAAAATGCTATGAGTAGAGGAGCAAATTCTACAACATCATTAGAGATGCTGAGAACTAATCCTTTATCTGCAGTAGATAATGCTTTTGGAAACTATAAAAACAACACTATAAGAAATAATAGTTTTGAACCAATAGCTACAAAGTACAGCCAATTTAAAACCTGGTCAGGAAGACTGACTGATAAGCTTGATGCTGTAGAGCAGATAATAGCTCCTACTTATAAAGAAGGAACTAATTCTTCAGTAAGAAGAAGGTTTGAAATACAAACATATTTACTAGCTTTAGAAAGCGAATCAAACGCAGGTAATAAAGGGGTTGCACAAGCAAATGAATTTATAGACAAGACTATAGAAAACTTTAACGATTCTAAAACAAAAAGTAATTATACTCAAGCTGATATAGATATACTACTAGATATAAAAGCGAAGAATAGCGAAGGAGGAGTCATTACAACTAAGAAGATGAAACAAAATTTATCTCCACAAGTAATGAAAGCTATAGGTATAATGCAAGAAATTTATGGTGCTTTGGGTGACAAGCAAGCCTATGCCACAACTATTGTAAGAGGTAACAAACTAGACTTATTAAACAATTATGTTCATCACAAAGTTGATGCTACGACAGATAAGTTAGACAAACAATTAATATCACAAAAAGAATACGTAAATGCAAAAACAAGTACTGAATCTAAATCGTCTATAAGCAGAACTCCAGGAGCAAAGGCAATTGATTTTGATCCTGTCGCTACAGCATTAAGAGCTTTAAGAATGACAGGTATGGATTATTATTTAACAAATGAAATACAAACATCTAGAAAAGCCTTAAATCAATTAACTAAACTTTCTGAGCAAGAAAATGCCACAAAAGAAGTAATAGAAGCAACTGTTTCTTTGTCAAGAGCGTATGATGAATCTATTGAAAAAGTTTTGTCTAGTAATTTTAGTACAGATGTTATAGGAGGCAAGTACTTTGATATGGCAAGAAGGATTGGATATTATAGTACGCTAGCATCTGCTCCAAGAGCAGTAGCAGAACTTGGAAGTAACTTGACATTTGGATTAATGTCAGCTCCTAAAGAATTAGCATTAGGGTTAGGAAAATATTCAAATTTATCTTTAATGCAAAACGGATTATCTTTTGCAGAAAATGTAGGGTCTACAACTGTAACTAAAAATTGGGGGTCAGAAATACTAGGAGGTTCTAAATCTGAACAAGCTGGTGTAGTTAGAAACAAAAAGGGAAGTAAACGAGCTAGTGGTAGTAATATTAAAAGCAGCCTTGAATATGCAGGTCGATTTGGCAAAAAGTTTGCCGATGGTTCAGAGTTTCTAGCAGACAATTTATTAAGTACTCCTGATAAAATGATTTCAAGACCTTTGTTTTTTGGAACTTTTGCTAAGGTTTTTAAACAGGAAACTGGTCAAGACATGGACGCAGATAAGATATCAAAGAATGACGAAGCTTATATGACTAAGTACGCAGATGCTATTCAAGCTGCTAAGAGAGCAGCGGATGCTAAAGTTACTCAAGCTGCAACATCTAATGACCCCTTTAGTGGTGTATTAAAAAATCAACTTTCAGATAAGGATGGTGCAAGATTGATATTATATAAGTCAATAAATTCTTATATGGCTAGGTTTACTATTAATGAATTTGTAACGGCTAGACAAGCTGTTGCCTCTATGGTTGGACAAGGAGAGATGGGTGCTATTAAAGGAGGTGCTACATTAGCAGGAATCATGACTAGAATGAGTATGTACGTTGTTATGTACAAAGCACTAGCTTCTATGTTCAATGGAGTGTTAGGTCTTGATGATAAAGATGATATAGATTACGAGGAGTTAACCACTAGACAATTAGCAGGTGCAGGAGTTTCTTTGATAACAAGAGGTACTACAGGGAACTTTCCTATGATTCCAATAAATCTAGGTATTGAAAAATTAAACGAGGAATATGGAGAATCTTTAGGTTTGTGGTCAGACAAAGATGGCAAAGGATACAACCCATATATACATTCTATTATATTTAGTGTAATAAACCAACAAAAACTAGAAAAAGAAGGTGTAGCAGAGTCGGCAATAAGAATTGGTTCAGGGCCTTTAGCTCCACAAGCTAGTAGTGCATTAAGAATGGGCGATTTACTTGCTAAAATGGCAAGTAAAGATAAAAAAGTTGCAGACAGAGCAGCGGCTCAGTTTCTTACACTAAGAACTGCCTTGGAGGCTAGTCAGTTTGCAGGAGTACCACTACCACTATATAAAGATATAAGAAGATATTTAATGGCTGAAAATTGGTCTGATATAAAAGCTTCTAAACAACAAGACTTAAAGTTAAGTGATGAAGACTTTAAAATAATATATGGAGAAAAAGCTCTTAAAAAAAGAAAGGCTGAAAAATCTAGAGCTAGAAAAAACTCTAAAAAAACTCCTAGTGGTAGAAGATTAAAAAAACTAGAAGATGAATTAAAAAATTTAGACTTCTGATGATTTTTCTATAGGCTCATCTAACAATTGCTGAAGCTTTCTTATTAAATTATAATTAGGCTTTGGCTTGAGTTTTTCTTTAATAATTTGACTTGTTATGTGTTCTTTCATTTTCTATTTCTTTTTGTAGGTTAGCTAAGGCTCTCCAAGCTACTTTAGCCGAGTGTCTTATTCCATCTGCATCTACAGTACCACATTCCATTAAGTGCCTTGTAAGGGCATCTAATTCGTCTCCTGACTTATCTCTGTCCCAATGTAATGGAAGGTCAGGGTTGTGTTGTTGTTGTCCTGCGTGACTGCATTGAGCTATTTCTCTTATAGCATCAGGGAAGTACATTAAAACCCCTGTATATACTGGAGTTTCTTTTCTATCTCTTGCTTTGTCCATAAATCGCCATTCTGGTTTAATCATTAAAATATATGTGTTAGTCTTGCAACTTGACCATGTTCTTTGGAGTGTATGAAACCTTCTACTGCTTTTACACCACCTACTCCATATCCATTTCTGTGATGCCAAGAGTCTGTTCCACTTGGTGATCGTAAAGACTCTACTGTAATTCCATGATAATCTTTACTAGACTTGTGGTGTATGTGGTGAGTATAAACATACCTATGTTTTGTTTCTGCCCATTCTTTAGAAAACTCATTAGCCATAATTAATGGAAGGTCAGCCAACTTAGCCCCATCTCCATGCGTAGTTCCTATAAGGTTTTGTCCGTACATAAATCCTTTTCTGTGAGCAATGCTGCAATCAAATGTTATGTTCTTACATTTTCTAAACCAAGACTGTATTGAATCAGATAACATAAATCCAGACATATAATCATGATTGCTTGGATTGTATACAAAGTGTACGTCCGCAACACTTATTAATGTTTCTAGTATATCTACATAAAGTTTTTTAGCTGTAAGAAAATTCTCATACCACATTCCATGAGTATCTTGAGGAGTTCCTGCTGTAGTAACACGCTTAGGTGTATCTATATGAAGTATGTCGTTACCCCCAACAAAAAGTATCTTATCTATTTTAAATCCGTTTGACTTTTGAAGTATACCCTTAACACCTTTCTTAACTCTCTTTACTGCTATTTGTGAATCATAATCTTCACCTGTTTCAAAACTAGTAGCTAACTTTCCTATATGAATATCTGCAGGATCAATAACTAACAAGTGTCCGTTCTCGCTTTTAGTTCTTTTTATTTTCTTGTAAGAAGGCGAATGTTTATCCATTGCCTTGATGATATCATCTCTAAGTTCTTCTGGTGATACTCCTTTATTTTTTACGTGAAGAGAAAAGTGTTTTCCTTTGTGCCAATAGTGGTCTACATCTTTCATTGGAATACCCATTGCTTTACATTCTTTTTGTAAAGCTCTATCCTTTTGAATTATGTCATTCTCTCGCTCTGTTAATCTTGGTCTATATTTCATCGTCTGTTAATTTTTGCGTTTCACGCAAAACAGATTGAAGCTCTTTGATGCTGGAGTTTAAAGAAGTATAATCCTCATCCATCAATGATTCGTAGATGTCATCGGTTAGATTGTTAATGCTTTTCATTAACAAATTAATAAAGTTTATTGAGTTTCGACTGTTTTTGTGTATTGACATTTGTAATTGTGTTTCTGTAAGCTACAAATATTTACTTAAAAGAAATAATAAAGTTATACACATAAAAACTAATAGTCCATACTAAACAACAAGTGTTTTCCACATTTTGGGTCTATTTTTGCTACAGTCCTGTAAATAGCTTTGGACTTGGCTTTTACCTTTTCTCGCTCTGTTTTTGTGGAATCTGTACCCAGGTTTGTATACATTTCGCAATCAATTCTAAATAGTTCATCTATTTTTCGTTTGTTTGACCAGGTTTTAAATTCTAAAACTTTTTCAATATCATTATATTTATATTCCATATTTATTAATTTATTGTTAAAAACTCTTCTTGTAATTCTTTTATTTCTTTTAATATTTGTTCTTTCCTAAAGTTTCCCATAGAAAGTTGCTTAATAGCCTTATTGTAAGTCTCTCTAAAAAAAGGGTCTGTTTTAATTAAAAAGTCTACGTCTTTTATTCCATGAATAACAGATGCATGATTTTTATTAAACTCTTTTGCTATAACCTGAAAGGGTAAACCATGTAGGCTTCTTAGTATATGGTATGCTATTCTTCTAGCGTCTACATATTCTCGTTGTCTAGTCTTTTCTTTAATATTTCCAAGACCTGAAGAATATTCAACAGCATCTATAACATAGTCAAATAGTTCTGATCTTCTCATTTTATATTAATGTTAGCGTTAATTGAATCTAGATATTGGTCTACCTCTATGTTATATACATCCATAAGGACAATAGGCCCTTCATCATCTCTATAGTAATCTATAGCGAAAAATACAGGCTCATCATTATCTAGATGCACGTGACCTGTTTTATTTCTCATCTGTCCATTAGTTGATTCAATACCATACATTTTATCAACTAAGCTTGCAATTCTTATTGATGCTGGGCTTTTAAATTGTTGCATTTGCTCAATAAAAAATTCATCTATTTCAAATTCCTCCTCTGTATACTTCTGTTTTACATCCATGTTTTTCTAATTCTTTTAGTCTATATTCTTGTAGAGCAGACACCCTGCCCTTTGGCTTTTTTACTTCTGAAAATATCACACCACAATTAGGTGGTATGGCTATAAGATCAGGTATACCATTCTTATTAGTTTTAACTAACTTGATTACATAGTAACCTTCAGCTTCTAACTCTTTAATTCTTTTAGCTTGTATTTGTTGTTCAGTCATCTTGGCTTTCATAATCATACATAAAACCTATAAAAACTATTAGATTCATGCTAAGTGATGAACATATCTCAATTACATCATGAAAATCGTGTATTGATAAATGAATATGTCCGACTACCCAAAAAGGTATTGCTAGGTTTTGGCTAATCCAAATTAATAAAAATTTTATAAACTTCATTGATTAAAAGTTCTAAAGTTACACAATTGCTTTGGTACTCTATAAAATACATCAGTTCCAAAACGGTGAACTGTGTTAACTTCTTTTATTTCTTTATACTTTTCTTGATAAATAATATCACTTGTACAATATAAAAATGAATTGTTTTTTTTACACAACAGAAAATAATAAAATAATCCTTCATTAGAATACTTTTTTTTCCTACCTAAAAAAGAAACTGTATTAAATGGAAAGCTATCTAAATTAGTAAAAAAAGTATTTTTAACTTCTGCTTCTATTCTATATTTTAATCCATCTTTATGTGCAATTATATCTATATCAAAATCTTCCTGGTCTTTTTCTTCTATAATGAAATTCTTTTTTAATAAGTATTTTTGTATTTTATTAATTGCAAACTTATCATTTTCATCATAACTATCTTGTCTAAATTTACCTGCTTTAGTTCTCATTATTTAATTTAAAGTTAGTAAATCTCTTTTGAAATGATTTAAAGTATAATTTTTCTTTTTACTTACTGCTTTGTATATTTTGCTTTCTATTCCTCCTTCTGTAAAAATCCAAAACACTTCATTCTCAAGTCTTTCTTTTGTAGTCATTCTATCTCTAGACTGCCAATAACTAGTCGCACTAAAATCTATATTGTAATATACTAAATACTTAGCATTGCGCAAAGATATACCCTCTCGACCTGAAACAATTTGTAATGCTATAGATTTTTCTGTAGTATTAAACTCATCAAGGTCTGTACATATATTATCTCCATAGACTTTCTTAATTGCATTAAGCTCTTCCTTAAACTTATAGAATATTCCTACTTTATTACAACAAAAATTATCATATATGTATTGAGCTTTAAACAAATCCAACACCATAGAATTGCCGCTTTCAAACTTAACTGTACCACTATACATTTGATGCAGCTTCTGCATAAGCTTTACACTCGTGTCCGCAAGTATAACCTCATCTTCACCTTCCAGCACAAGAAGCTTCTTTAACTTAGAACACATAACCATTAAACTCTCAGGAGCATCAACAAACAAAATCTTTTCTTTTATAGAAGATTCAAATCCTGCTTCCTTTTGCGTGTATGAGATGGTATAAGGATTCATATCATCAATTATGGTCTCCTTAGCATCAGAATAATCATTTACCATAAACCCACCTATTCTTTTGGTAGTAACTGTTACATAATCACTAGCAAACTTATAAAAGTTAGAGTACTTATTAAATGGATTATTTGGAATGGCATATACTTGATGATACATTTGACTATAAGATTCAGGTGTTGGTGTACCTGAAAGCAATATAACATATGGTTTGTTTCTTCTAATAAGTTCAGATACAGCTTTAGCTCTTTTACTTGGCTTTGGAAAAGCACCCATCCCATGTGCTTCATCACAAACTATAGCATCCCAACCCCCTTGGTCGATCTTGTGAAGTGACTCGTAGTTGATTACTTGTAATTCATAGCCTGGCTTCAATAAATTGTAGTCAGATTCTATTGAGCTTATCGCTCTCTTCTTCGTGATGAACAATGCTCTGTTCACACTCATCATTTTATTTAAAATTCCTAGAGAGGTAAGTGTCTTACCTGTTCTTACTTCCATAGATAGATACAGAAATTTCTTAGTTAATAAAACTTCTGTACCATTATCTATAATGTTTTGTTGGTAGTCTCTAAATTGTATCATACTCGTGTCTTATTTCTGTTAGTACTTGACATTTTTCATATTCCTCTAACTCTTCAAAATACATAATCAAATCATCAACAACTTTTGTTGTGATGGGCTTCGTTATGTCGTGAATGAAAAAGCTATAGTCTGAAAATGAAAGCTCAGAAAAAGGCACTTTATAGACAACTATGTCATAGGAATTAAGCATTCCGTAATGTATTTCATCAAAATGATCAAATTCCTCCATGTGTTTGTCTTAAATAAAGATATACTTTAGGAAGATTTTCTGTTGCTTTTTTTTGTGTTTTGTACTCAACAGAACCTAATGTTTCTTTACTGTATAAAGTTAATCCTTTTTCTTTACAATATTTGGAAGGCTTACCATCTGTAGATATGCCCCCCTTCCTAATTGCAATCTTACATCTACCACTATTATCTAGTGGCTGTATGTAAACTTGAAAGTCATTATCTATGCACCACTTAAGGTTTTCGTTAAAACTCCAATTGTCCTTCATCTTTCTTAGTATTTTTTTTATCTGTTAAAAATATAATCCAACGGCCATTCAAATCTCTACCTTCATCAGGTATTATATCTGTTTTGAATACTGCAAATGACTTCAACCATCTATAAAACTCTGTTCTAGATATAGTTCGTTTAGCTTTAGGCGCAAAGTCTGGATTGTCTTGAATAAAATCCATATACAATTCATTCTTGTATATCTTTTCATCGAATCGAATCAATTCATTCTTATATTCATTGTCAAATAACCCACACCATTCAACAAACTCATGAGATGTATCTGCACCTAAGTTTCTTACTGTCTGATTTTTAAAGTTACCTTTAATCAATCCCTTGGTGAGATAGAACATAACATTCTCAATCATATAGTTGTCGAATGAACACCATTCATCTTCATCCCATTCAGTAAATAATAGTCTACCAAACTCAACCAATGGTGTAAAGTCTTTAGTATAGAACTGAGCAAATTCAAGTTCCCATTTTCTCCTGGCGAATGAATTACCTCTACCTTTAATAGCATAGTTGGTTGTAATAGCAACTTTAGGTGACTTACTAAAAGGAATTTTGATAGCATCCTTGTTTTTCTTTTCCAATGTAAGACCCTCAGTTACTACACTAAACAATCTTTCAAAGTCAAAATACTTTTTTACATCGTCAAAGCATAGTATCTGAGTGTCAGCGCTTACCAATTGATATGCAAAACTTTTCTCAAAGTTGAAAGACTTACCATCAATGGTGACAAGCTTTTTCATTTGAGATAGTGCATTCATAAACAAACCTTTACCTGTACCTCCTTCAGGATTTTCAGATATTATTTCATCGTTCAGTATAATTGCAGGACAATACGATAAGTTCTTATATGCGTGTAACATATACCCTATAGTACTTCTCATTGATAATATTGTCTGCTTATCTCCACCAGATATGTTATTAATAAATGTTTTGTAATCACAATTAAAAGAATCACACATATCAAAGTCACGATCAATAACTTGGTCTTTCCAAACATAGCCTCCAAGATCTAAATAATCTATTGTTATTTTTTTAGTCTTAGTTACTTTAACTGCACAATTTCTGTAATACAGATAGGCAGTATCTTTATCATCTTCTATGAAGTACACATCAACTGTACCTAGTAAGGATAAAAACTCTTCCCTGAAGAATCTAGTTTTGTCTGCAAAGTAATTGTATACAGACATATCATCAAGGTCTTCCAAATAACCAAGTACAAAATCCTTAATCTCTTCTTCATTAGTATGGTCTATAAGATTATTAGTTACCCTAACAAAAATAAAATGCTTACTACCTTCTGGACTGTACTTATAAAACCCATTATCTTCTAGAAATTGCCTAAACAAATAATGTACAATTGTTATAACCCCTTTGTCATTCTTGTTCCAAAAACGTTTTTCGCTTTCATCCTCTTCAATAGAGGTGATAACAGAATCAATTACAGCGTCTTCAATTTGGGATTCAGATAATTGAAGACGGATTTCTTTTTTTGATACTCCACGTTTGAGCTTCATCCGTACTTGATTAACCCTATCTTCATCCTCGTAATACTTAGAGCCAAAGTTTTGAGTCTGAGCATAAGCTGAATTAATAGTGGTTTTAATTTCATTCATTGTAAAATCAGAACTTTCAAACTGACTCATAATGTATTCTGATAAAGACCTGCTTACTCCGTAGTCATTAAAAGCAGCTGCTAGTATGTAGATGTTATTGTTTCTTTCTCCATCTATCATACCAAACTTCTTAGTCCACCACTTCATAAGAATATCTACTATCTTATTTTCATCAGTAACAGGTATTGTAGGTCTTGATGAATACTTGTCAACAACCTTATACTCTTGCTCTTCAATCTTATCCCATAAATTAGAATTAAGATTTATGTATATTAGTGGGTCATAAGATTCATAACATACTCTGGATACATTCTTACTTGTCTTATCAAAGTAATCTGAATTGTAATACCTCTCTAATGATATAAAGTAGTTCTTGTGATTGTTGGGTTCTTTAGGTATCTTAACTAAAGCTTTTAGTCCATTACCACTTGGTGATATAAATACTGAATATACATAACGATCTTTTGATAGTCGTTCTTTCTCAGACATCATATCTTTCTTTGTCTTGTATCCATCAAAGTCAAGACATATAAATCCACTATGCTGAGTTATACTATCATCGTTTCTCTTGTTAAACATTCCTGAAAAACATATTGCAGGTAGATTTTTCTTAAGCTCTTGCCTCACTTCCTTGTTCTTCTCAGAACGTATTTGTTTTATTAAGTCTTTAGAAGTTCCCTCTTTTATCCTTATCAGTATAGATTCTATGTCCCTNAAGAAAGGAGTAGAGGTGTCTTTTATGTTTCTAAATATAGTAACTTGATTTTGTTCCATGTCGATTTTGTTTTACTATATACTCTTTTATATAATTATATTAAATTTATTTTGATTTGCCATATCTAAGGGAAATAATTGACATTTCCGACATTGATAATTGAAAAGAAAAGGGGTTTTGAGGCCCCTAATCCTTATCAACATGGTATTTAGAATGGTAAATCTGCCTCTTGAACAGGTGCTTGGTTAGGAGCTGTGTCCACGCCATTAGTCTGTTTCTTAGGGACAAAAGTGTCAAGTTCAATGTATGGTTTACCTCCCTTGCTATTCAGCACGTTGAGGTTTACCCATCCATTTTTTTGATTGTTATTTAAAAACGCAACGGCTTCTTCAACTTTTACGCTGATGTTACCAATTACGAACTCTGGTGCGTTCTCTCTTCTTTTGAAAAGAAATCCGTCTGCAAATACTTTGTCTTGTGACATATTATTAGTATTAATGTTGAGCGCTGAGTTGGAGCAGCGCATCTGACTCCTTTATGATGAGTGTGAACAATTTAAAATTCTTCACGCTCTATGTATTGTGTAATGTCTTCTGCTGAGTCTTCAGCAAAGAAAGTCTTGTATACCTCAATAGCTTTCAATACCTTTTCTCTACCTCTCAGTATAGTCTCAGGAGATGGCTTAGCTATCTTAAGTTTCAATGTAGTTTTATCTATAATGTAAAACTCTACAGGCTTACCGAACAGCTGTTCATATATATATGCTTGGCTGTCGTAGTTGTAATCGTTAGCACTCCACTTAAACTTATCGGCATTTCCTGATGTTTTGATGTCAATAACCTTAGTATCTGTAACGATATCTGCCTTACCTTTCCATTCCATACCAAAGATAGTAGCAATAGCAGGTTTCTCATACTCATTACCTTCTGCGTATATGTCTGTATACATTTCAAAGTTAGACTTCATAGCATCAACCCACGTGTTAATCTTCTCTACTTCTTTTGTAAGCAGTACATCGTATGGATCTAGATTGTTGTCATTAATGTATTCTTTGAAACCTTTAGTGGCTCTACTAGATACATCCATTATACTATATGTATCTAACTTAACTGGTTCTAACATAGCCGTATGAAAATATCCACCCTCTAACAAGGGTAGGCTTTTTTCTTTGTGTCTGAATTTTCTAGGGTTTTTAAGTAAGCTATAAATATCTGAATTAGATAAGTATTGCTGACCAACTTTACCATAGTAATTACTATCGTCTCTGAGTTGTTCTATAATATTACTTTGCATAATTCGAAAGGTCTTTTTTGATTGCTACTGATAACGTAAACTTCTGCTCTACCTTAGCTATTGTAGAGGCAAACGTTTCTTTCTTATTGGATTTTACAAAGTTCACTACATCATTCCACTTAGCGTGTGTCTTTTTTAATGTAGGCTTCTTTTCTGAGGTTGTTACTTTCTTTGGTGCAGTCTCACTAATGTCAGCCAAGTCTTCACCTGCCCATAATGACAACCCTAACCCATGCATAGCAATAGCCTTTACGGTACTACGTTGAATAGTTTTGTTAACTGCAAACGAAGAAATCTTATCTACACTTAACGATTGATTGTTGTGTCCCATAATAGGTAAATAGTCAATGTGTTCAACATCATTGATCGTTATACCTACCTTAACATAACCTGTATTGCCATCTGTAAAGTAATTAAGACCTGTGTGGTCTGACTCATATACTGTTCGGTTGGCGCTAGGATATTTATCCTTTACGATTGCCCAGGCGTAAGCCCAAGACAAGTAGTCAAATCTTCCCTTCTTTTCTACCTTGTCTCTTACATTGATTGATGTAAGTTCTTTGAATGTTGATTGTGTGTTTCCCATGTTTACTTATTTTAAATTACTAAATTTATTAATTAATGTTTCTCTTTTTAATTTTAAGGAATCATAATGTTTCTTATTATTCCTAGTGTTAATCTCTGTCTTTATCTTTTTATTAATCAAATCAATCTTACCTTCATACTGTTTTTTTACTACAGCGTGAACTCCTTCTTTATATCCAAGCTCATGGAACAAGAGGTATTGACTGTCGCTCATTTCGTGATACGCATACCTAGCATTTGCTGTGGTATATATTTTAATATCATTCTCAATTTTGACAATCTTAACCCCTCTGTACATGTAAGCTTCCTGATTCTGGTAACTCATATTACAAGCCTTGTGTAACTTAGTTGCTTGTTCCCATACTTCTTGAATACTATAACTCATACTGCGATATGATTATATTTTTGAATAGCGATAGATATAAACTCCTGAACATCAGGATCGGCTTCGTTATTTATTTTAGAAATGCCGTATTCAATTGTCTGTCTTGATGTTGTGTACCCTCTCTCTGACATAAGGTCTGAAATCTGAAGTATATTCATAGGTCTTTGATAACACATTGAATACAATATAAATCTTGCAGAAGACACCTTACCTGCCTTGCTCTTCTTGAACAATTCTTCTTCAGATATACCTATCTCTTTACATAAGAGCTTTACGTACTTATTAAATATTCCTCTTTTCATTTTTAGATTTTGTTAAATTAAACTTAGTTTCTTTAACCCCAAATATATCACCCCACGCTGTGAATATCTCATTCAATACTAAGCGTTGTTGGTTGTGATGATACTCAGCAGCCTGGTATTCATCATCAATAAATGATGCTAATGTTTCTGATTGTCGTTCACGTTCTCGGTTGAACACTTCTTTTGATTTTCCCATATATATTAAATTAAATTGTGATTTACAAATTTACTATTTATTTATTTATTATGCAACTATTTTTTGTTTTTATTTACTTCATCAATAGAATCAAATAGGTTTACTTGGTAGTTTATATCCTGTTCTTCAGGCTTTCTTTCTTCTAAATCATTTACCCCACAAAAACCGTTGCACTCAAACAATGGCTTGGGTTCTCTACCCCTCATCATTGTTATATCCTTTACGTCTGGGTATTGGGGATGAGGTTTTAAAAATACTAATCCACCTCCTTTACTCTGATCTTTAAGCATTGTAACAGGCTTTCCTTTAAGCTTTGTTAAGTTATGTTCTACCTCACCCATAGCTTCAAACTTCTTGGGGAAATCTCTTTTCATTTTTTGCCAATAGCCTATCCCACCTTGAACACAACCTGTTTTGAAACAGTTGTTGTTTAAGAACCCCATCTTATACATTACAGGAACTTCTATACCTGAATCTTGAATTATATTAATGCAGTCTTTTTTTGAATAGTAATGCAATAGCAGGGGAAATATAGGTTTAGCTCTAGAGTGATTGAGCTTCATTCCTTTAGCTCTTTTAACCTCATCAACATCAAAGCCAAACGCCTGGTATGTATACTCGTTTTTCTTTTCCCATTTCTCTCTAGCTTTTCTTTTTAGTTCAGAAGAACACACAGCTCCATGAGCAACATTTAAGGACTTATGTTTTATCCAAACATCTTGAATTTTTTTATACTTACCCCCTATGTTACTAATGGTTTCTATGTTAATGTCATACCATTTTTCACAGTCTTTTTTGAATCGGTATGTGTCTTCATGTTCGTTATGGGTATCTATAAATATAACCCTAACCCTTCCCTTACCATAGGTGTCAATACATATCTTACATGTAACAGCAGAAGTAACTCCTCCTGACCACCAAGCAATGATGTCTTTTTGTTTTTTCATATGTCCAAATTTATGTTTTATTTACTTATTATGCAACTATTTTTTGGGTACGCTACCGTATCTTTTTGGGTACGCTACCGTATCTATTAGTGAAACACTAACCCTACTTTGTTGGTATCGTTGAACCACTTGGTTGCATAAAGGTCTGTGTCTGAGGCATCTACATAACCTGCCTCCTTTAGGTTGTCTTTGGTATCAAAGATCTGTGTGTGTCTATCAACCGACTTATCTATCAAGTGTTTCTGTTTACCTGAGTCACTAAATATTATGTCATAATTACTAGGAAGCTCAGCCTTGTGCATCATGTCTACCATATTAGTATAGCTATAGAACCTTACCTCTGGATTAGCCTTAGCAATCGTTATCCACTTAGCTAGATAGCTACGTGAATAGTAGTCACCACTATCGTGTACCCTGACATAATCAGGACGCTTCTTCTTTATCTCTGCATTCATTGCATCAATAAACTCTAGCGTCTTACTTAATTGGTATCTCTTCTCAAATGCAGGCTGCACATTACTCCATATGTACGCACCCTTCTTTGCATAACAGAACTTGACACACTCGTCAGCCATGGGGCATGTAAGCTTCCCACTTGCTGACTTGTATGCAGGTATTCCAAAATTAAAAACCCTCAAACTGAGGGCTTTACTTGTCTTCTTTAACTTGCTGTTTTGTGTTAGTAAATTCATATCTCTAGGTTTTTTAATATATGTTCGATTACTTTAATTGTCCACCCATTACCCAACATCTTATATCGTTGTGCGTTTGACACGCCCTCTGTATAATTGTCAGGCACAGTTTGAAGTCTCTCGCATTCTATAGGTGTGAGCTTTCTCCAATTGTATTTCTCATTGATGATACCCTGATTGGGTGATATGGTAGTGAGGCAATGAGCTTTCTCTATCAACGCCCTACCTCTTCTAGTTGTGCTAGTAGGATAAGATAAGTCTAGACCTTCTCCAACACCTACGGCAGCGTATCCTTTCTTTGTTGCTTCAGGAAAACATACCTTGTCTTCTATCCTAATCATAGTGCGTTGACTTCTTTCTATGCTGTTCCACCATACAGCACCATCGTATCTTGCTGTAAGACAATACGCTTTACCTTTGTTGGTTACCATTCTCTCATCAACAGTAGAACCTTTAAGCTCTCCTTCGGTTTGAATAATATCTTTAAGGATTACGTGTTGATTGATAGGCCCAAAGATGTAGGGTATATTTGTCCAATAGTATCTCTTTCTGGTCTGTGCAGACACAAGTGCTGAGTCTATGTATATTGCTTCAACACCTAACACATCTGATATAGTATCTCTGTGTTCCCTTGTCATCTTTACATTCTCTAACAGAAAATATTTAGGCTTAAGTTCCTTGACCAACCTGACAAACTCAAAGAACAACTTACTCCTAGGGTCATCAAAGTTGAGGTTCTTACCTGCTCGACTAAATCCTTGACATGGGCTACCACCCATAATAAGATCTATCTTTGTGTCAAATCCATCAGCACCAAAGTGTTTGGATTCTACCTGAGTAACGTCCCCAACATGAATCATGTCAGGGAAGTTCTTCTTTGCTATTTTTATAGCATACTTGTCAATCTCTGATGCATAGTAGTTGTCTACTTTTACACCAAGATTCTTGAGGGCTAATTGTCCACAGGACATGCCATCGAATAATGATAGTACATTCATATATTTATTTAGTTTAATTTATTACTAATATCTTCAACTGCTTCTTCAAAGTTGTCTCCTAAATACTCTTGAAGGTTTCCATCTAGATAATATCCTTTGAGATGTATTCCCTCACCATTTTGATATTTGTGTGAAAGATAATATATCTCATCATTATCTGTGTCTTCCCAATCAGGTAAGTCCCATTCAAATCCATGAGTTTCTTCTCCGTCTTCAAATTCAAACTCTGCACCCCAACCCTGTTCCTCTTCAAAAGAATAACTGAATGTTGGTATGTCTTTGACTAAAAACTCTAAGATGATACTATCATCAATCGGCCCCCATGCTGAGGTAAAACTATACTGCCCCTCGTGGTACTCGTTGTCATAACAACCCCACTTTGTACCCCAATTGGTATAAGCCCAATCGTACCAATTGTCATACCCATATTTATCTATTAGGTATTCTCTTCTGTCTTTTGTGATTGGATAAGACTTATGCTTAGCTGTCTCGTTTTCTTTCATTTGCTTTGCATATTCTTTCTCAGTCACTACTCTAGTCGGACTAGTGGTCTGTTCTAGTTCTTCAGGCATTGGCCTGTAGTANCTACATAGCCCTACTTTGGCTATCTCTTCTAACTTTTTCTCGTACTNTTTTTNCACAGNTATGTGTGCGTAACAATGATTCGGCATAATATATTAAATTTAAAGTTACCTCCTTGGAGGGGCGTCTTTCCGTCCTGTCAGTCTTATTGTAATTTGTGCATGATTAAACCTTTTCTCATAGGTGTGAGTCTACACTTTAACTGTTAAGCATTACAACGGCCTACATTAGCGACAACTAAGGATTATTATTGACTCACTTCATTAACTTTAAGATGAGTGTGAACAATATTATTCATCGTTCAACTCATCATACGTATAGCTAATCTCACGTATTATACCCCTACCTGTTCGTGTATGAAATCCATAGCTATGCAAGTATAACCCCTGCACAGGCTCATTCTCTATAAGAAAATGAAACAAATCTGTAGGGTCTACGTGATGATTCTTTGCTACTATCTCACACGCCCTCTTTAATGAACGGCAGTCATGTCTTGACTCACCATAGTTTTCAGTCAGGTATGCTGAGATACCTGATGCTGACCATTTTTTTAATCTTTCCATTATTTATTGATTAATGTTTTCAAGCTCTTCGATTGCTTCTTCGTATGTGTCAAATAATTGTTCCTCACCTGTATCGTAATCAGTCACAAGATAATCAACTGACTGGTTAAAGCAAGAACAAATTGAAACTCCGTTTTCTAAAGCTATATAAACATAGCCTGAACTAGTATTGAAACCTGTCCCTCCATACATTATATATTTGTCACTTGAAGGAATGTTTTCGTATGCGTCAATTACTTTGTTCATTGAGGCAATATCTAAACTGCCCATTTCGTCTAAATTAAAATTGATTGTGTTTTCCATTTTTTCTTTTATTTATTTATTTATATTTAACATGCGGCCCATCCAATGAATACATAGTGTTTGTCTGTCTCATAATACACACACTCTCTCTTGTCTACGTTGTCTAGTGCCTCGTCATAAGCATCGTCATCTTTAGGCTCGGATATCTTACCCTCTAATGAACATGTAGTAATTGTTCCGTTGTACGGATCGTGTCCGTACTCATACGACTCCTCTTCTCTTAAGGATTGGTATGCTTCTCTTGCTGATTTGTACTGCTTTTTACTTGCTTCGTAATGAATGTTTGTTGCTCCCATAATTTAATTGTTTAATTGATTAATAAATTCTACTACTGCTTGGTATGTGCTGTCAAGGTTAGCCTCTGCTACCGCATCCCTAACTAACAAAGCACTTTCATTGTCCAATCCTAATTGGTATATCTTCTCTATTACAGGCATCAACCAATCCCATGAAGTGCGGTATTGTAGTGTATTACCTATGTGCAGTCCATCTGCGTTGTAGTATTGATTCTCGTCATCATGGAATACTACCCCCATAAATTCTGCTATTACTTTATTGTCTTTCGCTTTCAAGTCTAATGCTCTACGCAACATCACATCTGCGTGAAGACTTGCTCTTTTTTCTTGTTCCATTTCAGTCATAACTCTATTTATTTAATTGATTATTAATCTACTATCCCACCTCTGTAGTAATTTTCTATTGTGTGGTATTTATCAAAGAATTCTTCCGTATATCTTCTGCGTACTTCATCACTTACAAACTTGTAATGACTTCCGTTACAATACTTTAATCTATTGTTTAATTGATAATACTGCGCAAATGATTCATCTGTGTCAGGCCAGTCTTCTGTTCTTACTAACTCACTTTTAGCACCTTGATAAGGTGAGTTCCAATATTCTACTTTCATAATTTAATTATTAATTGTTTATAAATGTCCTCCTATTTTTCTTTCTTCGCATTCGTATCTCCACTCATGCTCTGCCTCAGAATCCTCGTGACCAGGGTGGTCGTATAATCCTGTCCCAAGAACAAACTCTGATTGGTTTATCTTGTCGTCTATCACGTCTATCCATTCGTCTTCAATAGATAGTAGATACTCGTCAATCATATCTGTGTCAACTGAGTCAGGTATTTCTATCTCCAACTCTACAAACTTGTGGTATACACTACGTTGTTCGATTTTTACTTTCATTGTTTATTTATTTATTGATTAATGTTTATAGTTTAAGTCTGTTAATCTCTTTTATTGTTATGTTGTGACAACCTATTTTTAATACGCTATCAAATGCCCTTACAATAAACTTATTGTCTACCCTTTGACCTACAATATTCTTTTCTTTGATAAGTCTTAAAAGTCTTTTGCCTTCGTCTATAGATATCTTAACATTCTGTGATGTCTCAATAACATTGTTCTTCCTATCTACCCTTAAATAATCTTCATTTGTTTTGTTAACAAACCATGATGTCTTAAACAAGCGCCAGTCTTTTAACTTCTTCTGTGTCTCCTTAACCCTTATCTCTTTTTCTTTTTTGAGCTGTGTCTTTATGTCTTCTAATAGGTCTTCACTATTACTATAGAAGCTTTTAAATAGTTTTAATATCTCCCTATGTTTCGGATTCTTTTTTGACTTTGTTCGCATCTTTTTAAAATCTATGTAATCAAAGTAACTTTTAAAGAGTCTGTCTATGGTGGTGTTATAGTAACTAGCCTTCAATCTAGTGCGAGACAATAACTTTAGAAGATTTTTTATTTCACCTAAAACTAAATCTGTATCTGTTTCGGTTATATAAAATTGTTTCTTGTCTCTAGTTGCGCTACTTAACAAACTTATATGTCTGCTCGTAGTGTTGCTGTACCCTCTGTCGTTTATCATTATTGTGTTTGAGTCTATAAACTCTCCCAATATATAGTGATTGCCATAAGAAAATATTCTTTTGTTATAGAAATACATAGATCCGTTTGACGTTCTGCCTTCGGTTTGGTTTTGCAAATTAAATGCATGTACTATTTCTGAATTTGTAAATACTGTTTTCATGATTTATTTATTTAGTTATTATCTCTTGCGTACTCTATTACTTCTGAGTATACATCATCTTCTATGTAGTCCCAAAATAAATTTGTAATGTCCATTCCATTTAAGTCTACGGATTCAATCTCCATGTCCTCTTCAGGTGGCTGCTCGTATGTTCCTGAGTTGTAGTAGTATGAGTAGCGTATACTTATTTCATACTTCTCTCCTTTAATTGTGTACGTACCTTTGCTATTTATATTCATCTGTTTAGTATTTATTAATTAACAGCAATCGCATTTTGCCCATTGCTTACCATTCCTACAGGTCTCTCCCATAGGTAAATCTTCTTCGTCAAACTCAGCCCATTCTAGGCAAGCTCCACATCTCTCGTCACTTAAGTAACTTGGCTCTGCGCCACAACAATTGCTCATCATATCGTATAGATTGTGTGGTCTTCTTTACCTCCTCCAATGAATGCTGCACCCCCATCGTTACCCTCATCATCTGATTGTAATACTAGGTACGTTCCATCTGTAAACATTATTGCTAGTGGTCTTTTGTACCAACCGAATTTGTCTGCCTCTTCTCTTGTCATGTATCTGCAAGAGTCTACCTTCTTTCCTTTCAAGATTTTCTCAAATCTTAGTCCATGTTTTTCGTCTGTTGTTCTCATAATTTCTGTAGTGGTTTTATGTATTGATTATTATATTCTTCTCTTGTCATTTCTAATTCATTTGCTGCATGGTTCAACCTGTCTTCTATTTCTAGATTCTCATCTGCAAAANAACANGCCTCGTTGTA